CTACTTCACGGGGTATCGCTGCTGCCGGGACGGTGGGCACGGCGTCGGGCAGATGTACACGGTGCTGCTGACGCCGCTCCCGGTCTCCACGACGACCGGCTCCGGTTCGCCCTCGATCTCCTTGTCGCAGCGGGCGCAGATCATCGGCGGAGCTCCAAGGCCAGGGCGCGGAGACCGCGCTGGGTTTCACAGAGGGTTTCGTCGTCCACGCACTGCTCGCAGGTCGCCCAGTGGGTCTTGTAGGCGGTGAGGGCGTAGGGCAGCGTGCAGGGGCGGCAGCCGCGGGGGAACCAGCGGCCGACGACGCCGTGGATCGCCTCATACCGCTGGCCGAGGTCCACCGCGGTGGCGCCTTCGAGCTGCACTCCGCACCAGACGCAGTGAGCACCCCGTACCTGCGGGGCCGACAGCCGGGACGGTGCCGGAAGCTCCAGGTGGGCGAGCAGCGCGGCAGTGCTCGGTGGGCTGCTCACGGTGTCACTCGGCATGGGAAAGGGCCTCCACGACCAGCGCGTCTGTCTGACGCAACTGACCGTAGAAGCCCCGGATCTGATGGTGGGGCAGGAATCCTGCCCCATGCCTCATGCCGCGAGCATCCCGAGCTTCACTGCCAGGACGGACGCCCGCTGCCGTCGTTCCGGCTGCCGTGACTCGGTCTCCTCCAGCACGATCCGGCGCGCGTACCCGTTGTACTGGATCGTCTCGGGCGCCGACTCCCACGCCTTATCCAGGGTGGCGAGCGCGGTGTCCGGCTGCCCGTCGAGTTGGTAGGCGCGGGCCTCTTCGATCCGGTGGCGTGCCCGCCGCGGCCGGGACTTGATGACGTGCTTGTCCGCGCGCGCGGCCTGTCGCACGGACTCCCCGCCCTGGTGAAGTTCGACCGCGACCGTGACGGCGTGGGCGCCCATGATGGCTCGCGAGAAGCTGGTGACGGGGTGGTAGTAGCTCGGGGGCAGCTTCTTCGAGGTCTTCTCCGCCTTGTCCCACCACCCCCACGCCTCTCCGGTCTCGCCCCGGCGTGCGGCCGTGTATCCGGCCTCGAACTGGAGGGCGCCAGCGATAGCGAGGACACGGTCTTCAGCATCCGGCAGGTGCGGCTCCAGGTAGTGCAACGCTTGCAGGGTGACGGCGTCGGCGGCATCGAAGTGGGCGGGTCCGCTGTCGCGGTGGGCCTGCGCGGCCAGCCACGCGGCTACGCCAACAGCGTGCGGGTCGTCGCTGTCCTGTGCTGCGACCATGCCGCGCTCGGCAACCCGCCACAGCAGGGCCGGGTCTGGCTGGTAGGCGCAGAAGAACTGGCTGAGGCTGTACACCTCGGACAGGACCGCCTGCGCCGCGCGCCGCTCCGGGGCGGTGTCGGCCTGCCGTACCGCGAGTTGGGCGTCCCGGATCAGATTCGGCAGCAGGCTGCCGACGACTTCGCGGTGGTTGGGAGCGGAGTGGCGGGCCGCCCATGCGGCATCGAGTCGGTGGCGGAGGTGCAGCGTCGGAGGCGCCTCGCGGTCAGCGGCGAGCGGGAATGCGTCCACCGCTGATTTCACCGCGGCGAGCCGGGGGTGGCCGGGGCCGGTGAACAGGTCGACACTGAGCGTCTGGTCGCCGGTGAGGTCGGCGAGGTCTCGGACTCGGAGGAGTTCGGCGATGCGGAGGATGGTGGGCAACTTGGGTACCTGGATGACGCCGTTTTCCACCTGCTTCACCCACGATGGGCTCTTGCCGAGGAGGCCGGCGAGGACGGGCCGGCTCATGCCGCGGCGCTGGCGGTAGATCTGCATTCGTTGTCCGAATGCCATGGGGTCGGCGTACGGGTCGGGGGTAGCATCAGATGGCACGGTCTCGCCCCTCTCTGAACAGCTTCGTCACTGTCAGGGTATGGGGCGGGACCATTTTCGTGTCAGCGCTTTGCGTGCTTGAAGCGCGTAACCTGGGGTCATGTCCCCCGATCTTGTTGCCAGTCCTGGTGCTGTGCGGTCTGCTGCGGAGTTGAACGCGCAGATCCGTGCGCTGTGGTCGCATCCGGCGGTGCCTTTGACGCGGGAGCAGCGGGCGGAGTACGAGCGGCTGTGTGCCGAGCTCGCGCGGGTCGAGCGCGGCGGTGCTGCGGCGGCCGACCGCGCTCGGATGCTGCCTGCGGCCTAGCGGTACTGGCGGCGCTGCGGGTCCAGCGCTGGCGAGCCCTGCGCGCTACCGGTCCCGTTGCTGGGTGCCGGGTCTGGGGCGCCGTCGCGGCGGCAGACCAGGGCATTCGGGTCCCACGACGGCGCCTGGAGCGAGTACCCGTCCGGGCATGTCGGCCCCGCCGGGCCCACCGGCCCCCGGTCGCCGGTGTCGCCCTTCGCGCCCTGCGGCCCCTGCGGGCCAGCCGGACCGGCAGGACCCGCGGGCCCCTGCGCGCCCTGGACGCCGGCTGGACCCGTCGGCCCCACCGCCCCCGGCGAACCCGCCGCCCCCTGAGCGCCAGCCCTACCGGGTGCCCCGGACGGGCCCGGCGAGCCTGTCGCACCAGTCGGGCCAGGCGGCCCCGGAATCGGCACCGGCACCTGCGTGCGCGCCGGCAGGTCATCGACCGCGCGCGCCGGATCCGGCGCCGCCGGCGTCCCGCCCTGAGCCTTCACCTGCGCCCTGAGCGCGCGGACATCGCCCGCCAGCGTCGACACCGCGGTGCCGCGCCGGTCGGCCTCGGCCGCAAGCTGGTGGGCCATGCGGTCCCGGTCCACGAGGAGGTACACCACCGCGACCGCGCCGCCGACGAACAGCAGGACCGCGACCGCCCACAGCAGACGCCGGGCCCGGTGGAGCGCGTTCTGCGCGCGGGTCACGGTGTCCCCCCAAGCTGCTCCACCAGCAGGCGTAGGCGCGCGTTCTCGGCCCGCTCGGCGGCCAGTTCGGCGCGCACCGTCGCGAGGTCGGCGCGCAACTCCTTGCGCTCCTCCTGAAGTTCGTTCGTCAACGTGCTGAACCCTGTCACCGCGGTGCCCTCCCGGGCTGCCCTGTTCGCGCCCCTGCTGCCGTACATGGCCGCCGCCGCGGCCACTGGCCCGCCAATGAGTGCAGCGATGGCCGTGACCATGGCGGCGTCCATACCACCTCCCAAGGGGCGTGCGCGGGCAGAGTCAGGCGCCCGGCGCCGGGCGGGGGTTGCCGGTGGACGTGGCCTGCTCGATGCCGGGCGCGATCCCGGACGGCCGCCACACGGTGTGGTAGGCGACGCCTATCGCGATGGCGGCGGTGAGCATGCAGGTGACGATGGTTTTCCCGGTGAACTGGTCGTTGAAGTAGGCGGTGCCGAGGCCGTCGAGGACGGCGACGACCAGCATGAGGAGGCCCTTGACGGCGCTGGACCAGCGGGGCTGGTTGACGATCGCGATGATGGGCGGCAGGGCGTAGCCGAGGCCCGCGGCCCAGAGTTCGGCGTTGGAGAGGGTCATGAGGGAGTCCTTCAGGTGGTGACGGTGAAGCCGTGCTTGGCGCCGAGCTTCGTGAGGGAGGTCTTGCCGGGGATGCCGTCGGCGGCCGACCCCGAGTATCCGAGCGCGCGCTGCCAGCGGGCGTACGCGTTCACGGTGAGCGAGCCGAACGAGCCGTCCACGTAATGCGCCGCGAGCAGATGCTCGGCCTGGAGCGCGCGCTCCACGAGCAACACGTCGGCCTTGTACGTGGTGTGGCCCTGCGCCGCGCTCGGGTCCTTCTTCGCCGCGGCGACTACGTGCGCGAGCGACACCTTGAACTTCGGAGCCGGCGCGGGCGACGGTGCCTCGCCCGCCCAGGCGCGGAAGTCGCTGGCGGACAGGTAGGCGATCGACTGGTCGATGCGGTCCGGGCCCGCGGGGTCGGAGGTGAACTGCCAGATGAGCGGCGTCCACCCGCTGGGCTTGGGCTGCGCGTGCGCCTGCGCCTCGGCGAAGGTGTCCACTGACGATCCCGGGTAGGCCGGGTACCAGAGCGGCGTGCCGGCCGGTACGTGGCCCTTAGCGAGGTCGTCGGCCGACGTGTAGACGCCGACCCTCTGCCCGGGGAACGCCGTGCGCACCGCGGCGAGCCACGTGGTGACCCACTCGCGGATCTGCGTGTCCGTCTTGCCGCGGTAGTTCCGGCCGTCCGAGTAGCGCTCCAGGTCGAGCCAGTGCGTGAAGCCCTTGCCCGCGACGCTCTTGACGGCGGAGATGTAATTCGCGGCCTCCGCGCGCGGGTCCTGGTTCGGCCACGCGAAGTGGTAGCCGCCCGGCACGAGGTCGGCGGCCTTGATGCCCTTGATGTGCGCGGCGAACTTCGGGTCGTGGGCGCTCTGCCCCTCGCTGGCCTTGGCGAAGGCGAAGGTGATGCCCTGCGCCTTCCACGCCGCCCAGTCCTGAGTGCCCTGGTAGGCGGAAACGTCGATGCCCCGGCAGGTGGCCATGGTCAGACTCCGTTCTGGGTGAGCAGGCCGCGGATGCTCGTCGCGAGCTGCTCGGCGGTCACAGCCGGCGCCGGGGTCGGCGTCGGAGCGGGCGCAGGCTGCGGCGGGACGACGGCGGGGAACGGCTTGCCGGTGATGGTCTGGTAGTCGGCGGCGAGCGCGTTCAGGTCGACGCCCTGGAGGAACGCCGGATGCGACAGGTGCTCGGGCCAGATGACGACCCAGGCCTCCTCGACCTTCCGGGACCAGAACCGGTCGGTGAACGAGGTCTCCTGCGCCCAGGTGATGAACCGCTCGTCGCCGCCGAGCGCGCCCTTGCCGGGGGTGCCGTAGCCGCCGGTGATGACGGAGTGGCCGCCGTCGTCCGCCGACCGAGCCACGTAGTCCCACGGGCGTCCGGTGTTGAACTGGGTCATGTTGGCGTCCTGGACGACGATGCCCGTCCACACGTACCCGAAGATCGCGATCGCGGCCTTGACCTCTTCGGTGTTGGTCGGGTCGACGCGGGCGAACGCGAGTGCCTTCACGCCGTCGGGGCCGCCGTGCTTGACGAGGTACTCCAGCAGCGTCTGGATGTCCATGCCGCCGTCGGCTGAGGAGCCGGGCCCGTTGGTGGACTCGTCACCGCTGGGGTCGAAGTCGGGGTTCTGCGTCTTGTAGACGGCCCACACCTCGTCCTGCGACGGGTAGTTCTCGGCGCCGGCCACCAAGGTGACGAGTCTGCGGACGTTGGCCCACGTCACCGCGACGCAGCCCCCGGCCCGGTCGTTGCCGAGCATCTCCCAGCCGGTGGCGCCGAGGTGGTCGATGGACACCGGGTGGGTGGGTATCTGCCCGGTGCGGATCCGGGAGAAGGGGATCGCGCGCGCCCTCTTCGGCGCGCGGCGGCCGTACTTGGGGGTGGTGCTCATGTGCCCTCCAGGGCTCAGACGTTGGTGATGACCTGCTCGAACTTCTGCGCTTGGACGCCGACGACGCCCGGCGCGCCGGCCAGCAGGTTGCGGACCGCGGCCACGACGTCGAGGTCGGCCACGACCTGGGAGTCCTGGTTGATCGCGCCGATCTGGATGCTGACGATGCCCTCGCCGTTGCTGTTCCGTCCGGTGACTACGTACTGGGCCATGTCTGCTCCTATGCGATGCGCTGGGCCTTGAGCCAGCTGTCGGTGTAAACGGTGGTGTTCGAGGCGGTGGAGACTGCCTGTGCCCAGGTCAGGCCCCATGTGCCGCCTGTCGGCCCGAACCGGCAGGTGCCGTACAGGTAGACGGACTCGGGGTTGCCGACATTGAGGCCGCCGAAAGTCCGGGGCGAGGCGATGTCCGTGTACTCGACCCGCAGCGTGTAGCCCCACGTGCTGACCTGGTTCTGCTGGGTGCCGTTGCCGCTGGTGCCGCTGATCACGGTGGTGCCGGTGCCGTAGCCGACCCATTTCCCCTTCGTTCCCGACGGCACAGAGAAGCCGAGGACGATGTCGGCGGCGTTGTCCGAGTCGTAGGCGATCCAGCCCTCGAACACGTACACCGAGTTCGCTTCGGCCGTGAACTGGATGTGCGGGTCCAACGTCTGCGTCGTCGTGGCCAGCAGCGACGTGTCAGCGGTCTTCCGGGCGACCTGCGGTTGCATGCTCCGCAGCAGGCTCGCGGTAAGCCGCTGACCGGCGACGAGATTCGGGAATGCCTCGGGCACGCTGGCTCCTTACAGGGCGAGGACGGTGGGGTGAGCGAGTGAAAGAGCCTCGCCTGCGGGGTGGCTCTTGGTGACGCCGTTGATGCTGCGGATCACCTGGAAGAGCTGCGGGTTGACGATCCGGAAGTCGCTGTACTTGATCGACGGGTTGGTGTTCGTGTTGGCCGGACCGGAGACAGATCGGGTGCTGAGGAACTGGGTGGCGATCAGGTCGGTGTCCAGGACGGATACCGCCCAGGCAGCGGGTTCGGCGTCCGCCGCCAGCCAGATCTTGGCCTTCAGAGAGCTGCCCTTCACCTTGAACCGCAGCCGGTAGAAGGTCCCCGCGACAAACGCGGTGGCGGGCATGGTGTAGCTGCCGAGGGTCGTCTCCACGGCGTTGACCCGTTTGACGATGGCAACGGCCACCTGGGCTGCCGTGGTGTAGCGGATCTGCGCGGTGTACAGGTTGTTGACGTTGATGAACCTGGCGGTGAGGCCACCCGACAGGATGTCCCCGGCCGGGAGCTGATCGGCGGTGACGCTGATGTAGCAGTCGACATCGGCGAGGCTCGTCACGAAGTACGAGAAATGCGGGCCGTTCGCGGTCGGCAGGAGGTGGGCGGCCGATCCAGAGCTGACCGAGTAGTCGCTCGCGGTGCCGCCGGTCGTAGACCACGTGAGGGTGCCGTTGGTGCCCCAGCCGCCCGTGACGGTCCGCGTGAACGCGTCGGACACGATGTCGCTGATGGAGGTGACGCGCATGACCTCCCCGCCGGCCTGGATGTCGACCGGGACATCGGCTGGGTCGGTGGTCCAGAGGATGTCGTAGGGGTCTGTGGGCTGCACGCTGAAAAGGGTGGTCGCCGGGGTGAGGGAGCCGAGGATCTGTGAGCCGTCGGTGTCGATGCGCGCGGTGGTGTCGAGGATGCCGACGTACGAGTACGGGGAAGCGGGCTGGCAGTTGAAGGTCAGCTTGTGCTCGAAGTGGGTGAGCGTCTCGCTGGTGCCGATGACCAGCTGGTCGATGGTGTCCGGGGGCAGCCAGGCGGGCGGGTTGGTGATCTGGATGCGGTCGCCGGGGCGCATGGCGAGGATCGCGCGCCGCATGTCCGGGCTGATCGACGGGTGCGCGAGGTTGACGGAGATGCTGGGGAAGCGGGCCTCGTCCACGGTGCCGAGGTGGACCCGCCACGCCGCCTGGTCCTGGAGCGTGCCCGAGTCCGTGGCCGCGAGGTTCAGCGTCGTGTCCTGCCCGTACTCGCCGACTCCGGCTGGCGGGAGCTGGGTGCTGAGGGTGCCGGTGGTCTGCTCGTAGGTTGCGGTGACGCCACCGCACGTGATCGTGATCTTGTTTTGGATGTAGCGGTCGTCCTCGACCGGCGTCGGGACCTGCGCCAGGTTCGCCGACGGGTAGTCGAGGGTGAGGGCGACGTCCTGGTTGTAGAGGCTGGCGCGGGTGCGGTAGCCGAGGCCGAGCGCGCCGCGGGTCTCGTACAGCAGGCCGCCGTCGGCGAGCGCGCACTCCTGCACCAGGGCGAGGAGGTTGCTCTTGCCCTGTGCGCCCATCGGCACGGTGTCGTCCAGGTCGCCTACCCAGTCGAACGCGAGCCCGGCCTCGCCGCACAGCCGCTGTATTCGGCGGCCCGCGGTCTCGCCGATCGGGTTGAGGCGCACACCGAGCGCGCCGATGGCGGTGATCTGGCTCTCGACGGTGACGTGTCCGATGGCGACGCCGGGCAGGGTGGCGGTGCCGAGCGGGCCGACGGCGCTGCGGGACGCGGTGCCGAAGCTCAGCTTGGTGATGCGGGTCAGCTGGGTCACGAACTGGGTGTCCGTCACCGAGTAGACGCGGCCCGAGGTGACGTCCACCAGCCGGATCGCGCGGGTGATGTCCGCGCCCGTCTCCTGCATCTCCACCGAGACGTACAGCAGGCGCCCGCGCACGTCGAGGGTGTGCGGAAGGATCGCCCCCAGGGCGGTGCCGTCCGACGCACACGACCGCAGCACCAAGCTGTTCGAGGCGTCGGTGGTGGAGTAGTACAGCTCCCAGAACTGCGGCGCCCCGGCCGCGTAGTCCTGCTGGCTGATGGAGCAGACGACCTTGCCGTCCGACAGGCCCGACGCCGGGATGTACGCCAGGAACCGCACCTGCGTCGCGGTCGGATCGGCGTAGGCGGCGACGCCGCCGGACAGGGTGGCCGCCGACAGGTCCGGCAGCGGATCGGACGCCGCGAACCCCGAGTACGCCGCCAGGTTGGGCGTGCCCGTCCACGTCATCGGCGAGCCCGACGTCAGCGCCGACGCAAGCGACGTCGCACCCGAGGCGTCCTCGCACGGCCAGTACGCCACCAGCCCCGACGGCTGCGGGTTCGTGATCGCGTTGTAGATGACGCTGTGCGCCGGCGCGGGCCCCTGCGCGAGGCGCTGGAGGATGCCGTTGGCGGAGACGGTGGTGTAGACGTCGTTGCCGCTGGTGTCCCAGCCGGGCGCCCAGGAGGAGATCTCGCCCCAGATGCGGTACGACTTGCCGCCGAGGCCGTCCGGGACGCTGACGCGCACGGGCGTGTTGCGGCCGATGGCGCCGTAGTACGAGCCCATCGGGTTCCGCGGCGAGAACCTGCCGTCCTGGTTCTTCAACTCCAGCGAGCAGGTTCCGGCCTCGGTCTGGGAGCCCTCGTCGCGGATGCCGCTGGTGATGCTGATGGTGCCGCTGTCGTCCCGGACCAGCGCGTAGTCCGTGATGTCCACCCAGGCGCCGTTCACGAGCAGTTCGACCGTGACCGGGTCGCCCGTCGATGCTTCTCCGGACGCGCCGAGGGGACCGGCCGCGACGCCCATGCGCCGCTGCCAGCCCATCACCCGCGCTGCGAGACCTCCACCGGGCATCGGCTACTCGTCCCAGGTGACGAAGCACGACATGTTGACCGCAGCACCGAACGTGGCCCGGACGCGCAGGAAGCGGCCGGCGGCGACGATGGGCCGCTCGTCGGGCATCCACTGGTAGACGTAGTTGATGTCCGTCGCGCCGGCGGCGGGCGGCACGAGGTTGGTGTCGAACGTCCTCGTCGCAGTGACCGTGCCTTCGGCGGTGGCGGTGTAGCCGGTCCCGGTGGTGCTGAGGGTCATCAGCGACGCGGGCGCGTTGGGGTCGAGCGGCTGGAGGCCGCTGGCGACGTGCGCGGTGACGGTGGCGGCGACGTCGGTCTGGATCAGCTCCACCTGCCCGGCCGACGCCGGGACCGCGTCCAGGGTGAACCCCCACGAGATCAGCTGGATCTGCCGAGTCGACGGCAGCGCGATCTGGAGCATGGTCTTGATCGCCGTGCCGGTCGTGACTTTCTGCTGGGCGGCCGTGGTCGCCATCGGTCCGTTGAAGATCTTGTACCGGTGCATGTGTCCTCTTCCTCTACCGGCCGCGGGGCGGCTGGAGCGTTGCCTCGATCGAGCCACGAGCCCGCACAGCTCGCCGGCCCGCGTCCACCCACAGCTCGCCGAACTCGCGGTCCCCGATCCGGACCTGGATGACGAGCGGCTGACCGCCACCGGCCGCCGGGGCGGTGTTCGCGGCGGAAGCGGTGGCCGCGCGGCGGGGGGTGTTGAGCATGGACGCCCACGGGGTTTGCACCATCCGCTGCGAGTCCGGGTTCGACCACACCCGCGATCCGGCAGGCAGGTCCAGCAGCTCGGGGCCCTGCTCGCCCACCCACGTGAGGTTCGAGCGGAGACCGCCGTTGGCGGCGGCGCCGACGATGCCGCCAGCCGCTTTGCCCTTCAGCGCCTTGGAGATCAGCTTCTCCATGCTCGCCGCAAGCTTGTCCATGCTCTTCTGGAGCTTCGACTGCTGGTCGGTGAGCTGCTTGACGACCTTCGTCTGATCCGCGATCGCCTTCGCGTACACCGAGTCCGCCGTCGTCTTCCCAGCCGACCCGGCCGCCGACTCGATCTGCGACTGCATGCTGTTGATGGACGACACCTCGGAGGTGGACGCCGTCAGGAGCGCGCCCGCGGTCTCCAGGCCGCCACCGTCGATGCCGGCTTCGGCGACCTGCTGGATGATGGACTTGGAGAAGCCCTTCGCCGCGAGCTGCTTCAGCGCGGTGGCGAACGCGGTGATCTTGTCGCGGGATACGGACAGGCCGGTTCGGATGGTGCCGAGGGTGACGGTGCCACCGTCGGCGCCCGAGGCCGCCTTGGTGACGTTCGCGCTGCTGATCAGGTTGCTCTTGATCGAGTCGGACAGCTGCGAGGCGGAGTCCTTCAACGAGTTGAGCTTGTCCTTCGCTGTCGCCAGGGAGGCGGTGACCTTCGTCAGCTGCTTCTCGTAGTTGATCAGGGACTTGCCGACGCTGTTGAGGTGCTTGAGCAGATTCGATTCGGTCTTCCCGGAGAACGCGGCCTTGATCTTGCTCGCGGCATCGTTCAGGCTCGACACCAGGGAGTCCACGCTGTCCGGCGTGGCGAGACCGTGCTCGAACGGCGTCCTGTGATACCCGGCCATCCGCCCGAACGAGCTGATCCCGAACGAGCCGCTGAGCTGCTTCCGTGCATCCTTCGCGCCCTGGCTGAGGCCACCGCCGGCCAGGTGCGCGACCGGCAGCCTGCCCTGGTTGATGGCGTCGAGCATGTGCACGCCGTACTTCTGGACGGCCGCCGCCTTGATCACGTACTCGGTGTTGGAGACTCGGGCCACCGCGCCCGAGCCCAGGAGGGCGAGGATGCTGTCCGAGGTGCCGCTCCCCGGCCCCTGGATGTACCCGCCGTCGGGGAAGTGCTGGACGTCGCCGCCGTCCGCGTACCGGGGAATCAGCCCGCCCGTGGCCGCTGAGGGCATGGGCTTGCTGCTCCACATGCTGCTGCCGCCGAGCCGGACCGTCTTGACGTAGGTGGTGGCGGTTCGGCCGTTCAGGGCGCGGATGGCGGCTGCGACGCTAGCGATGGTGCCCAGTGCGCCGCCCGCGGCGGCCGACACGGTGACCTTGCCGTTCTTCAGGTGCGTGACCTTGTACCCGAACGCCTCCAAGACCTTCTCGGCGGTCTCGGACAGCGCGGTCAGCGTCACGCTCTTCGCGCCGGGCGCCTTCTTCACCGCGGCGTTGAAGGCGTTCAGATCGCTGGTGGCCTGCTTGTCATCGACCTGGAGCTTGAGCTTCTTCGCCTCGGGCGCCTTCAGCAGGGTGTCCGCCAGCTTTTCGGCCTGCGATTTGGTGTCGCCCATCTGCTCGGCGACGGAGATCAGGGTCTTGCGGCCCTTCTCGTAGATCTTGTCGACCTGATCCCAGCTGGCCTTCTCCTTCAGCTTCTTGTCGACCAGGTCTTCGGTCTTCGCGGCGAGCTGCGAGAGGACGTCGCGGTTCTTCCGGCCCGCCTCACTGCCGAGGCTGAGGGTGCGGCCGTTCTCCTTGATGGCCTTGGTGGCGTCGCTGATGGCCTGGTAGAAAGCCGTCTCCGCGTCGAACGCACCGCGGTGCACGGCGTTGAGCGCCATAATGGACTGCTCCAGGCCCTGCGCAGACTGGTTCTCCGCGTCGAGCGCCTTCTGCGTTGATACGGCGGCGTCACCGAACAAGCCCATCGACTTGGCGGTCAACTGCTCCTGAAGCCCCGACGCCGCCAGTGCGGCCTTGTAGTCGTCCAGTTCGCCGACGAGCTTCTTCGGGTCGCCGCCCTTCTTCGCGTAGGCGTCCTCGATCTTCGACAGGGCCGCCGCCGCAAGCTGCGCCTTGCCGCCACTGACCAGACTCGCGAGCGACTTGTCGAGGGCGTCGATGTCCTCCTTGGCCATGTTCAGGCTGTTGGAGTGGGCCATCCCGAGCGTGAAGATCTTGTTCATCACGTCGTTGAACTGGTCCATGCCGGACGACTTGCCGGCCACCCGGTCGACGTCGTAGGCGAGGTCGCCCAGGCCCTTGCCGAAGACCCTCAGGGCCTCGCCGGTGACCTGCCCGGTGGTGCCCAGCTTTCCCAGGGCGGTCGTCATTCGGTCGATGTCCGGCGGTGTGCGCTTGCCGACCTGCGACAGCGCCATCACGCCCGCGACCACAGCCGCGAGCCCGGCCGTGATCACCGTGGCCTTGCCGATCGCGCCCAGCTCGGCGAACGCCGCCTTCAGCCCGGCGATGCCGCCGCCGGCCGCGGCGAACGCCTGCTTCATGTACATGGCCTTGAGGGCGACCGACTCGAACACGCCCGCCAGGCCCGCGATCGCCCGCCCGCCGGCCGACCACAGCATCGACGCTGCTGCGGCGACCTTCATCGCGGCGGACACGGCGACGGTGGCGGCGAGGAGCCCGCCGAGCGCTGCGACCGCGGCGGTGGTGGCGGACTTGTGCGCGAGCATGAGGGTGACGAAGCTCTGGAGGGGCGGGATGAGCTTGTTTCCCAGCGTGATCATCAGGGCGTCGAAGCTCGCTTGCAGGGCCTTCATCTGGAACGCGAACGTCTTCTGCGTGCCAGCCCAGGCGTCGCCGAACTTGTTGGCGCCCTCCTCCAACGCGGGGTACTTCGACTCCAGCCGGTCGAACTGCCCGACCAAGATGTTGAGGCCTGCGCCGGCCTTGCGGCCGAACGCGTCGGTGATGATCTGGCCCTGCTCCTTGGAGGAGATACCTGCGGCCTTCATGTGGTCCATGAGGTCGGTCAGGGCGAGCTTGAGGCCGCCCTTCTGCATGTCCTTGGCGAGGGTGTCCTGCTGCAACCCGAGCTTGGCCAGGGCCTCGTGAGCGGTGCTGACGGGCTTGGCCAGGGCCATGACCGACATGCGGAGTTGGTTGCCCGCGAGGCTGCCTCGGATGTTGTTGTCGCCGAAGACCGCCAGCGCGGCGCCGACGTCGGTGATGGACAGGCCGAAGCCCTTGACGGTGGCGACCATGCCGGACCCGAACGCGCTCGCGAGGTCCTGCATCTTCATGTCGCCGACGCCGACGGTGGCGTTGAGGACGCCCATCGCCTTGTCGAAGTTCTGCACGCCGGGAATGCCACTCGCCACCGCGGCGGTGAGGGCGTTGGTGACGTCGACCAGGTCCGCGTGCCCGGACGTCGCGCCCTTCGCGGCGGTCTCGACCAGGGACAGCGCCTTCTTCGAGGTGATCCCCATGCTCTCGAAGTTGGACTCGACGTGATACAGGCTCTCGGCGAGCGAGTCCGGGTCCTGCCCGACCTTCCCCGCGAGGTCGAGAACGCCCTGCTTCAACCCGGCGATCTTGTCCTGCGAAACTCCCGCCTGGGTGTGCAGCTGCGTCATCGCAGCGTCGAACTTCGACGCCATCTTGACCGACTCGACGCCGATCGCGGCAAGCCCGGCACCGGCGATCAACGCGGTCTTGTGGAACGCTGCCATGCCCTTGCTGACGCCGTTGACCTGGGCGTTGACGCTGGCCATGGCCGGGCCAGTCATGTTCTTAGCCGTGATCAGGATCTCCACCACGTTGGTCATCCGGGTTCACCCCCAAACTCTCGATCGTCAGCAGGCGCAGGGTTTCGGCAGGCTCGGCCAAGATCTCGCTGGGCAGTTTGTGCCAGCGGTCGCACAGGCCGAGGATCATGCGGGCGTCGGTCAGCTCGCGAGGCTCGGTGACAACGGAGCCATCGGGATGGACTCCTCCGGGGCAGGTGCGCCAGAGTTCGAGGGCTGCTCCAAAGGGGCGGCGACACCCGCGACCGCGTCCGTCCACCGGTCGATGATCAGGTTGATGAGCGACGGCTCCTCGTCCTCCAGGGACTCCATCGTCGGCGGGAGCGCGTTGCCGTCCTCGTCCTCGCGGTTCCAGGCCACCATGTGGGAGGCGACCAGGTCCGCCATCCGGTCGAAGCCGTCCCGGCCCGAGTCCTCGCCGGTTCCCTGCATGGCGCGCATCTCGCCGATGGACACCGACCGCATGGTGACTTCGAGGCCCTCGTAGTCGCCGTCGGCGAAGCGGAGCTTGTACAGCTTGGGGTTCCTCTTGCAGCCCATCGCGGGCCTCCTCTCGGGGGTCAGGACCAGACGGGGACGGTGCCGTCGGCGAGGACGCCGGGGACGGCCCAGGTGAGCTCACCCGAGTTGGAGCGGGTGAGCGGGTAGTCCGTGTACAGCACCTCGTTGTTGAGGCTGACGCCGTTGACGGTGAGGGACGTGGTCCGCGCGACCGAGGTGGACGGCACGGTCTTGAAGACGTCGTGGCTCGCGCCGGTCGCGGCGTTGAAGACGCCGTTCAGGGTGATGCTGAAGTCCGCGAGGAGGAGCAGCCGCTCGATCGCGGACTTGTTGACGCCGGTGATGTCCTGCGTCGCGCGCGGCGTCGCGAACTGCAAGTTGGTGACGTCGTTCTTGATGTCCTTGGGGGTGCCGGTGCTGTCGTCCACCGACAGTACGGACCACCCGAGACCGGAAGCTTTGGCCATGATCTATCCCTTCTGGTGTTCGTTGGCGAGCGCCTGCTGGTGCTCGGCGAAGTCCTCGACCCAGTCGGCCGCGCGGACGTGCTGCCGCGGGGCGGTGCCGCGCGGGTTACCGCGGTGGTCGCCGTCGCGGACGATGTACAGCTCCGGCCGTCCGGTCCGCTTCTGGTGCTTGGCCGCGTTGAAGCAGGCCTGCCCGGCCTCGAACGTGAACACGGTCAGACCGTCCGGGCGGCGCTCCTCGCGGTAGGCCCGCCCGGACTGCTTCCGGATGTAGTGCGCCTGCCGCTGGCCGAGTTCGGTGGCCTCATCGATGACGGACTGCCAGCCGTTCAGGTAGTGCGCGCAGTCCACCTCCGCGCACGTCGCGGCCACCCAGTGGGTGCTCTGCGGCGCGACGATCTGGTACGTCTTGTACGCGGCGGCCGGCATCTGCGGTTCGATCCTGTGCATCAGAAGGTCACCGCCGTCTCGTTCTTGACCACGACCACGCTGAAGCTCAGGTTGGTGAAGCCGCCGGTCGTGGTGGTGACGGCGCGGAGGTACTGGCGGATCGTCGCGGTGGGCGTAGTGGCGATGCGCTCCGCCGTGGGCGCGGCTGTGATCTGGGTGAAGGTCAGCCCGGCCACATCGGCGAACGTGGTGCCGTCAGCCGAGTCCTGGATCTTCACCGTGACGTCGGTGCCGGTGAACCCGGTCACCTGCACGTACGCCTGGGCGCCGAAGCTGGTCGCCGCCACCGTGTCGATGCTGGCGCCCTGGGAGGCCGCGGTGTCGGTGCGGAGTCCGGCGGTGAGCTGGCGGCCCCAGCCGAGGCCGTAGCCGTTGGCCTGCGCGCTCACAGCGAACGTGAACGCGCCGTCGTTGCCGCGGGTGCCGTCGTAGTTGATCTGTTTCGAGACCAGGCAGGCGGCCGGATCGCCGACGTTGGTGCCGCGGCAGTACGTGAGGATGACGTCGCTGGTCGGCAGCGCGGACAGCTTCTCGTGCGTGCCGGTGCCAGCGGCCACGTGGTTGAAGAAGGCGGTGAACTCGATCCTGCCGTCGCGGACGCCACCCTGTCGTTCCATCGCGGACTTGTTGATCGCGGTGAAGTCCAACGCTGCCGGGCCGCCGCCGACGTTGCCGAGCGCGCTGATGTCCCCGGAGGCGTCGAAGCCCGAGATGTAGAGGTTGTCGCCGAGGCCGCTGCTCTTGCTCATGCCGCCTGCTCCCAGAGGTCGTTGACGATGAGGGGAAGGGTGATCGTCATCACCCGGTACTCTGCGCCGGCCGTCGTCAGGTAGCCGGCGCGAGCGGACAGCGGGTCGCCGTAGATGCCTTGCAAGTCGACCTCGCGCACGATCTCGCCCAACGTGAAGTCGGCTGAGTAGGCGGCCATGAGCGCGTCGAGGGCGGTCATCAGGTTCGGGTCGATGGCGTCCTCGGGTTCCTGCACCATCGGCGTGTACAGGCGCACGCACAGGGCGAGCCGGGTGCTCGTCGCCGCGAGGCCGCTGCCGCCGCGCGCCGGCCCGATCTGCTCCACCCACACCGCCGCCGACAGCCCGTTGCCCGGAGAGGACTTGGGTTCGTGTCCGTTGACGGTGTCGAAGTAGCCGCTGGTGAGGACGTGGGTTTGGACGGTGTCGAGGATGGTGGTGATGTCGAGGGCCATGTCAGATCAGCCCCATTGCCTTGTAGCGGGCCAGGAGCTGCACGGCGATCTGCCGGGCCCGCTGGTCGACCAGGGGCTTGGTGCGGCGGAACGTCGCGTAGCCGGGGAAGCGGGTGACGGGGCTGTTGCGGCTGCCGATGCCTTCGAGCCAGGGCCCGTAGATGACGTTGCTGTCGGAGACGCGGTAGCCGTCTCCGGCGCGGTCGACGCTGATCTGCGACTCGTAGTAGCCGGTCGGGTTCTTCAGGACGACGTGGAGGCGCTGCCGGACCAGCTTCTCGCCTTCCTCGGCGATGCGGAGGCTGATCTCGTCCTTGTAGGCGTGCAGGGCCTTGAGCGTGCGCCCGTCGAAGAGGGGGCCGCGGGCCACCGCGCGCGCGTCGAACTCGATCCCAGGCATCAGATCCCCCTCGTTCGGACCTTGCGCCCGTACTCGGTGTACGTCTGGTCGCGGAGGGCATCGATCGAGACCCTCGACACCTCCGGAGCGCTCTTCCCCGACGACGACGCCAGCCGGAACCAACCGGAGCGCTCCTGGAGCAGCGCCCAGATCGCTTCCGCCTTGACCAACTGGTGGATCAGGCCGGGCGGCTGCCACGCGTACACCGTGGCCCCGCTGGCGTGCGTGGCCGCGGTGGTGCCGAGCGCTCCGCGGGTCACGGTGAGCGCGCGCGGCGCATAGATGGCCGTGTTGGTGTGTGCGGCGAGGACGGTGCCGTCGTAGGCCCGCTCCACGACCAGCGTGTTCCCAGCGATGTCGTCGACCCGGACGCGCTCGGAGTCCAGGAGCAGCACCTCGTCCACGGCGAAAGCGGTGCCGTCCGCCACGGTGAGGGTGGTGTCGCCCTTGCTGGCGGTGAGGGTGCCGGTCTGCCCGGTGCCGGCCTGCGCGCGCTCGGTGACGAGCATCCGCTCGGTGTCGATCCGGAGGATGCTGCCGACGCCGACGGCCGCCGAGGTGGCGCCGTCCACGAGGAGCGTTGTCTCCGAGCCGACGGCCGCCGTGGTCGCGCCGAGGGTGGTCTCGGTGTCGCGGTAGCCCCACAGGCCGGTGATGGTGATGTCCCGCTGGTACGTCTGCCCGCCGCCGTAGGCCGCACTCGTGGACAGGATGATCTCGACCCGCGAGAACGGCGGCCCGGACCTGTTGGGCTCCAGGTTGACGTCGTCCAGGGGGATGCTGATGCCGCCGCTGGTGATGCTCGTCGCCGATATCAGCTCGGAGTCGTCCAGGCGAAGCACCCACGGCGTGTAGCCGGATGGGCGGCCGGGCCAGTCGAAGTACCGGGTTGCGAGGATAGGGGCGAAGCGGCGGTGACACAGGCCCTCGACACCGCGCGACGCCGCCTCGATCGCGTCATCGATCTGGCGTCGGTTGCGTGCCGTGGTCTGGACGTCGAGCGCCCGCATGATGTCCTCGCGGGTCGCGTACCGGATGCCGTCCGGGCTCGTGTTGGTGTCGAGGATGCTGCCCATGTCACCTCCCTTCGAGATGGTGTTGCTGGTCCGGGTTACGCGGTCTTGTCAGAGTGGTCCCCAGCCGTCTTCCGGCCACCGGTAGCCGTCCGACGGGCAGAAGAGCCCTCCTCCTCGTGGCTTCGGCCGGAGCGGCTCCCCGTCCCGCGGGCACGCGACGGGGCCTGCTTCTCGCTCTGCTCGTCGCTCTGCGACGGCGTCTCGGAGGATGTCGAGGAGCTCGTACCAGCTGATACGTCCTCACCTTCTTCCGGCTCGATCGGTGTGACCTCGCTGGTCTCCGAGTCGACGGCGTGCCCTTCGATCGACGGGCCGCCGTGCACGGTCACCTTCGGCATGTCCTGCTCCTCCGGGGGCTGGGTCGCTTCGTTGACGCGGATGGCCGACCCGCACTGCGGGCACTTCGGCAGACCCGCCGCGTAGGTGGTGGTGCATTCGGCGCACTCCCAGGCCGCCATGTCAGGCCCCCATGGCGGGCAGCATCTCGGGGGCGCGCTGGGCCATCAGATCGCGGGTGTTCGCGAAGACCAGGCCAGCGCCGGTGCTGGTCAGCTTCACGTATTTGTAGCCGTCGTCGAGCGACGTGCCCTGCACCTCGACGGCCATGGCGTTCTGGGTCGCGGAGGCTGCGGTGACTACGGTCGCGGCGGCGGGCTGGGTGCGCTTCACCCACGCGTCGGTGCCGTCGCCGGTGTTCGTGTAGTACTCGGTGATGACGGCGAGGTTCTGCGCGCCGGTGCCCGAGGAGTCCTTGGCCTCCTGGAGCGTGTACGTGTCGCCGACGGCGCCGGCGAGGTAGCACTCGAAGAGCACGCCTCCCGCGTCCTGGAGGGAGATCCACTTGCCGTCCGCGGCAGGGGTGAAGTTCACGAGCCTGCCGAGCGCCTTCTGAGCCATGAGCTTGCCTTTCGTCTGGTGGTGGGGTTGGCGTTCGTCGGGCGGGTTACGCCAGCTCGATGAAGGGGCTGAGCTTGTTGGAGCTGCCGTTCTGCGGGGTGATCGCGGACTTCAGCCAGGGCTGGCCGTCGACGCGCTGGATGATGCGGAAGGTCGTCTGGTCGTTGCCGAAGCGGTAGTCCGTGGAGGAGTCCATGGACATCTGCTGCCGGTCACCGATCAGGTAGTAGCTGAGGTCCACGAAGCTGAGGTCGCCGCGGGTGCCGAGCGGGCTGGCCTTCTCGGTGATGATCAGCGGCCGACCGAAGATGCTCATGGGCATCGAGTCGGTGGCGTTGACGACGAACATGCTGTTACCGCCGGTGCCGACGGTGAGGGACATCTGGAGGAGCTGCGGGATCGCGTCCGGGGAGCAGATCCACACCGCGCGGCTCAGCGACGACGGAAGCATCTGCGCGTACATCGCGACGATGTCCGTGTACTTGATCGTGTTGGCGGTGCCGCGGCTGATGGCGACGGCGGCCTTGTTCGCGGCACCGCGGTAGCCCTTGGGCTCGCCGACACCCGACCCGGTCTGGAACGCCGCGTCCTCGGAGAAAGCAATGGCCTTGGGCCACAGGGACTCCAGGAGCGCCGAGAACGAGACGATGGAGTCCTGGAGCAGCTCGTTCGGCACCGCGCTCAGGCCGGTGAGCTTCTTCGCGTCGAGGACGATCCGGCCGAACTTCGGGTTGGAGTCCTGGAGCATCGCCGACTCTTCGCCCCAGTAGGCGACCATGCCGCCGAACACCGACCCCTGGTTGGTGGTCGAGTCGATCATCGGCATCGGCACCCTGGCGCTGTCCATCGGTACGACGGTGGCGCGCGGCCGGACGACGGAGTCCTCCAGCGCGATCTGCGCCAGGTTCGACCGCAGGGTCTCCGGGACGAGGAACCCGCCGTCGGACGGGCTGACGCTGGACGCGGCGTTGCGCAGCGCGGACAGCTTCTCCGCGTCGGGCCGGTTGTTCATGTGCCAGATGGTCTTGGCGTAGTCCATCGCGTTGTCGAAGACGCCGTCGAGGACCGCGCCGGAGGCCGCCGAGTTGTGGGCGGTGGCCTGCCGGTGGGAGGTGAGCATGTTGCCGTCGCCGCGACGCGCCTGCGGGTCGAGGTCGAGGCGCTTGATCGCGCCGGCGGCGTCCTTGTTCTTGACGTCGGCGCCGTGCTCGCGGAGGAAGTCCGCGAACTGCTTCTGCGTCTCCTCGGCGACGAGCCGGTTGAGGTCGGTGCCCTCGCCCTGCTGCTTCTGGGCGTAGGCGTCGATGAACTCGGTCAGGGACTCCCGGCTGTTCGCGATCTCGCGGACCTTCGCCGGGTCGCTGAGCATCTCGGCAAGCTCGTCGGCATTGCGCGGGACGGTGTTGGTGGGGGTTGCCACAGGTGCCTCCTTCAGGCTTCCGCCGCCGCGCTGGACGACGTGTCGGGCTCGGTCAGGTGGGAGACGAGCGCCGACCAGTCGTCGGTGTCGTCGGGTATGAGGGCAGCGACCAGCGCCGTCCAGTCGTCCGCGGGGGCGGCATCCAGCGGCACGGACTCGGGCCCGTGCTCGCCTCGGTACTCGGTAGTCGCGGCGGGCTCGTTCTCGACACACGCCGGCTCCTCGGCTGCGGGCACGGTCTCGGCGGTGGCCACCGTTGCACGCAGTTGCGCGGCGACTTCCTCGCCGATGAGGGAGCGGATGTCCTCGGTCAGCCCGGTCTCGGCCTTCGGCTGTTCGCGGCGGGGGCCGGTGTATCCGTAGGCGGCGAGGTCGTAGGCGCGGGCCATCTCCGCTTCGTCACCATCCGGTTCGCCTGCGGGGGTGCCGGCCTTCGGTGTCTGCGCAGCCTCGTCGGCGAGCCCGGCGTCGACGGCGTCCTCGGGGAGGTACCAGGTCTCGGCGCGCATCCGGTCGCGCCACTCGGCGCGGGTGCCGCCCGCGCGCGCCGCGTAGGCGTCGGCGATGTTGTCGGATATCAAGTCGAGGAGTTCGGCCATCTCCTGCATGTCGTCCGCGTTGCCCATGCAGACGCCGGACGCGTCGTGGATCATGAGCATGGTGTTCGGGGCCATCTCGATCCGGTCCCCGGACATGGCGATCACGGAGGCGATCGAGGCGGCGATCCCGTCGACCTGGACGGTGACGTTCGCCGGGTGGCTTCGAAGCGCGTTGGCGATGGCGATGCCCTCGAACACGCTGCCGCCCGGGGAGTTGATCCGTACCCGTAGGTTCGGCGCCGTGATTCCGCGCAGGTCCGCGATGAACTCGTCCGCGGTCGCACCGAACCAACCACCAACCTCGTCGTACAGCATCACCTCGGCCTCGTCGCCGGCCTGGTTCGTGATGCGGTACCACGAGCGGGCCTCGACACCGAGCGCCGTGCGCTGCTTCTCGGCCCGCTCACGCTGGTTGGCCTGGAAGGTGGCTGCCTTACCGGGCAGCTGGATGTTCATGAGCCCTCTCCCTTACGGCCGCGCTTCTCGACGTGCCCCCGGCAGGGGTTGCCGTACTGGGCGCCGACGCAATCCTTGTAGCCGCCGCCGTCCGGGTAGTCCGCGTACGCCTCGGCCCGATTGCGGTACGTCTTGCCGGCGACCTCACGGCACGGGCCGCAGGTGTGGTCGTCGTCGTGCTCGACCGCCACCCAGCGCTGCGCGTTCTCGAAGGCGTCACCGAGGAGCCCGGCCACCGAGTCCTGCCAGTCCGACAGGGACGTGTCCGGTGCTGGAGCGGCTGGCTTGCCAACGTAGGCGATGTCCGGCAGGCCAACAGCGGACAGGGTGCCCGCGGCTTCGAACCCTGCGGTGACGAGCGCGGCGGCGGCGTTGGCGCGCGCGGTGAGCTGCTGCGCCTCGATCTCCGGGTCGGGAGGGGTGGGCGGCTCGTAGTCGAACTCCAGCCCCTGCGTGGTCGGCCCGAACATGGGGAGGAGTTCGTTGTTCAGCGCTGCCTTGATGCGTTCGAGGCGGGGCACGGTCTGCTGCTCGGCGAACCAGCTCTTGGCTGCGAGGGCGGAGGCGCGGTTGATGTCCTCGAAGTCGCCGATGGCGGTCTTGCTGATGCCGTAGGCGCCGCGGATCGCATCACTGGTGGCACCGCGCAGTTCGACGAACTGCATGTCGCGCTGGCTGATGGTGCGATCGACCCACTCACCCTGTTCCAAAATCGCCACCCTGTGGGCGTTGGCCACCCCGCGGTGCTGCTCGTTCCACCGGTCGCGAAGTTCGTTGAACTCGTCGTCGGACAGCCGCTGGTCGACCTGGATCAGCCCGCCCGGCTCAGCGCTGTTGAAGAAGAACGCCCGCGACCACTCCGCCGCGTACCGAGACGTGTCCAGGTCCGGGAGGATCGACAGCACCGGCGACAAGCCGCGATACGGGTCGAGCGGGTTCGGCCGGCGCAGCTGGATGACCTCGTCGAGTTCGAGGGGGACCTGCTCGCCGTCCGGTGACGTGTAGACGTAGCCGCTCAGGAAGTTGTCCCGGTCGGGGATGGGCTGCATGCGGTCGGGGCGGACGGGCCACATCTCCAGCGGCAGCCTCACTCCCTTGGCGCGGGAGATGACCCACCAGGCTTCGCCGGTGAGGTCGAAGTGCTGCTGCTGGGACTCAACGAACTCTTGCCGCGGCATGAACTGGTTGGGCCGGTTCCACAGGTCGAGGGCGGCGTGCGAGGTGACTTCGGTGCGGTCTTCGGCGCGCCCGGATTTGGCCTTGCGGTAGAGCTTCCAGTCGACCAGCGCGGTGGCGTTGCTGGTGCGGTCGACTATGGCGAAGAGGGTGCCGGTCGCGGTCATGGCGCGCATCTGCGCTTCGGCGCTGCGGCCAGTGCCGAACATGCGGCCGTTGGACTGGGCGCGGGAAGCGAGCGGGACGGGCGTCTGAGCGGTGCTGGCCTTGTTGAGGAGCGCGCCGAGAAGGGTTCTGGCCAACACCCCTCCTCTGCTCAGCTATCGCCGAAGTGCACCCGGTTCAGTGCCAGGACGCCCAGGCCGAGGATCCATCCGCCGACGGAGATACTCCACGACGTCATCGTCCAGGCCATGGTGAAACCCGACAACAAGATGATCCCAGCCGTGTCAAGCAGAATCGGCGCCAACCTTCGCCACGCCTCCATCAGCCTGCGGAATCGCTCATATCGGCTGGTCATCTCGGCCTCACTCTCATAGCGGCGGCTTGTAGGGTTACGACAGTCTCACAGCCAGCGGACCCGCGGCCGACCACCGATGTCCCGGGCCGCCACCATGTACCGGGCGGCGTCCATGCTGTGGTCGTTGGCCTTCACCGGCTCCTCTTTCAGCCCGCCCGCGTTACCGGGCTTCACCGCCCACACGTAGCCGGCGACTTCCTCGGCGAGCCCGATCGGGAGTGAGGTGGCGTCCATGTCGGCGTCGCGTTCGAGGAGGGCGTTGCTGAAGACGTGGAGCCGCGCGCGGCCGTCGGGCTGGACCTTGAGCCGGGACTGCATGGCCTGGATGCCGTCCGAGACGCCCTTGTGCGCGGCCTGCGTGCCCATGCCCAGCTTCCGCTCCAGCGTGGCGCGGTCTTCGGCGTCGTGGTCGGTGATGATGGCGCGCGGGCGCGGCTGCCCGGCGAGGAGCCGGTCGCGGATCACCTCGGCGTGGTCTTCGACCAGCATGCGGGTGCGGACCCACTCGCGGATCAGGTACAGGCGTCCGTCGGGGTCTTCGGCCCACAGTTGGGCGACGAACGGGTTGGTGAAGCCGAAGTCGATGGTGACCCAGCGGGTCCAGGCCGCGGGTACGTCGAACGGTTCGATGACGTGGACGGGTTCGGACCAGCCCTCGTAGACCAGGCCCTCGGCTGCGGCCCAGATGCCTTCGCGGAAGCGGAGCCGGCGGACGCCGGTGAGGGCGTCGAGCTTGGCCATGTAGTCGACGCCGCGCTCGGTGAGGCTGCCGTCGAGGTTGACGTACAGGGGGTTGTCGCGGTGCAGGCTGTGGATCATCCGCATGGTGCCTTCGTCGCACCGCTGCTTGATCCAGTGCTTCGGGTGGTCCGGGTTGCAGGCCAGCACGATCTGCCGGTAGGTGGCCGCGTTGCCGCGGAGGCGGGTGATCAGGGTCTCCAGCGCGGTGAGGCTGATCTGGGTGGCCTCGTCCACGTAGATCCTGCTGAACTCGGTGCTGAGGAACTTCTCGGGGCGGTCGAGGCCGCCGACGAGGATCTCCGCGCCGTTCGCGAACTGGTAGGCGGCGGGTTTGCGGGGGCTGCCGCCGAACCACTTCACGACGCCCTCGGCGAGCGCGGTGGTGGCGACCTGCTGCTCGAACGTGACCAGCGTCGACCCGGTGAGAGACGCGTGGGTTTGGCGGACGATCAGGGAGCGGCAGTTCGGCACCATCAGGCTGGTGTAGAACGCCTTCTGGAGCATCGCCAGGCTCTTCCCGGTGCCCGCCGGCCCGGCTATGCAGATCTCCTGCTCCTTCGCGGACAGGAGCGTCTTGGCGCCGCCGCGCGGTTCGTACCGCACGACCGATGGGGTCACACGAGATCCTCGGGGTTCACGCCGACCAGCTCGTACTTGACGCCACCGGAGTGCTCGACCTTGCTCGGCTTGTCCATGCCGGTCATGCGGCGGAAGTCAGCGAGGGCGCCGCGGAGTTCCCGGAACGCGGCCAGCACCGGGGCGGTGTCCTTGAGTGGCTGGCCGTCGTCGTCGTACACGATGCGGCCGTGGGACACCATGACGTGGTCGGTCTCGGCGATCTCCATGCAGCGGGCCACGACGTGCTCCAGGCGGGCGGCGTGGACTTTGAGGGCTTCTTCGCCAGCTTCTTGGACGACGTCGCGGACGGCGCGGTTGTAGGCGCTGATGGCGGCCCATTTGCTGATGCCGAGTTGTTCGCCGACTTCGCGGAAGCTGATGCCGCCTTGGGAGTAGAGGCGGGCGACTTCGGCGTCTCGTTCGGCGCCTTCGATGCTGCGGGTGAACTTCCCTTTGCCGTCGCGTCCTCGGATGCCGTTGTCGGGGGTGTTGGTGGCGGTCACAGGGCCCCCTTCGCGTGTGGGTGTTACCTATTGGGCGTGGTTTGATGGTAACGATGCGTGCAACCGGGGTGGCGGCTCTACGGCGGGCGCGCAGGGGAAAGCCCCCGTCTCTGCCTGGGCGTCAGAGGCGGGGGCTTCGGCGTGCAGGGGCCGGCTCAGTTCTCGTCGGCGGCTTCGGCTTTCATCAGCGCGAGCGCCTGCACGCTGGCTTCGATCTTGGCGGCGCGGCGCAGGAGATCGGCGACGTACTGGGAGAGGCGCGTCAGGTCCCCGGAGACGGTGCGCCCCTCGACGGGCGGGTTGGCGGCGATGTACGCGGCCTGCTCGGCGATCCTCTGGGCGTCTTCGGTGAACATCTGCTGCTCCCCGGTGATGCTGCGAGCGAGCGCGTGGGCGGCGGTGATCCGGCTGGTCTTCGCGGCGGTCATGGGGTTCGTCCTGTCGTGACGGTGGTCTTCTTGATGCAGTTGCTGCACGTGATCGCGCTGTCCCCGGGAAGCCACTGGTGCGAGTGGGCGGGGTCGAGCCAGATCAGGCAGGCGGTGTTGTGGCCGCCCGTGAGGATGCTGCGGACAGCGTGCACCGGGTCGGTCCCAGCGTGTCGGGCCCTGAGCGGGAACTCGATCGGCGGGAGCGCCATGGGGTTCGTCCTGTCGTGTCGGGTGGTCAGGTGGCGGGGAGGGCGAGGCAATCGGCGCACCAGCGCTGGCCGGGCTCGTCCAGGTCCGGCGGCACGTCCTTCAGTGGGCCGGGCGCGACGATGCCCTCGGTGGGGCTGCACGCGATCGGGTGCCAGTCGCACTCGCCGTTGCAGCGCTCGGGCTCGGAAGCCAAGTGCCAGACGAGGACGCTCTGCCCGCCCTCCCGGACGCGTTCACTGGCTGCGAGCATCAGCCCTCCTTGGTCTCGACCACGGCGAGCAGCGAGCGGAGCTGGTCGGTAGTCAGGTCGTCGCGCACCCGGAAGGCCACCTCGACCCCGGCGTCGTAGAGCCGGCTGAACAGGCTGTCGCGCTGCGCCCGGTCGTCGTACTGCTCCTGCGTCATCAGGCGCGCGCGGATTCCGCGCTGGCCTTCCTCGACGCCCGTCGCGCGGTCGAACCGTTCCTGGCGCTCGTGACCGTGGAGCGACACGTAGAGGTACTTCCGGCCGACACGCGAGACGGTGACGGGCTCGTCGCCTTGGTACTTGTTGCCGGTGACGAGGATCAGCGGGTCGCCGACCTTCACGGCGGGGAGTCCGGTCATGGCAGGGGTCCTTTCGTGCGGGCGGTCAGGCGGCGATGTAGGCGCCGAGGCGGACCGGGTCGACGTTCTCGACCGCGCCCCACTCGTACCGGATGGCGACCATGCCGGTGTCCTCGTCGTCGTGGGCGGGGTGGACCGCGGTGACCGTGACGGGGTAGTTGCCGTCCAACTCGACCGTGCTGCCGACGGGGATGCTGTCGCCGCTGTTGTAGGAGACGAGTCGAGCCTGCATGGCGGGGTCCTTTCGGGCGGTGGGTTGAGCGTATGGCGGGGGTCAAGCAGCGGTGCGGGCCCGCGCGTGGTGGCGGGCCCGACGGGTCAGTCCTCGGTGTAGTCCCAGGTGGTGCCGCGGTCGTGCTCGGCGACGTGGGTGGTCTGGCCGTCGTCCCACTGCACCGTCTTGATGTCGTCGTGCCGGCCGCCGCTGGCGAGGATCGTGCCGCCGATGGTCTGGGTGCCGGTGTCGTTGAGGTAGCCGTGGATGCGGGCGGTGACCATGAGGTTCTCCTGTGGGCTGGAGGGGTGGCGGGTGTCAGGCGGCGAGGGCGAGGCGGGCGGCGGCGGTCCGGTACTGCGGCTTGCGGGGCCGGTAGATGACGGCGATCCGGGCGACCTCGGCCGGCGTGTAGCGGGTGCAGGTGCGGGCCTTGACGTTCTTGGCGTAGCTGATGCCGGGGGTGCCGGCGACGTTCGCCTTGACCGTGTTCTTGCGGAGGGAGCCAGCCACACTGCGGGCCTCCTTCACGCCGAGGCCGGCGGCGATGCAGTGGGTGGCGAGGGTGGCGACGCCGTGGCGGCGGATCTTGGCGGCGGCGCGGTGGGTGCGGGTGCGGTCGCGGAGGGTGCGGCGGGCGGTGCGGGTGGCGGCGTTCATCGGGTCCCCCTCGTTCGAGTGCCAACTTTGTTGACGCATTCAGCATGGCATGACGCGCTCTGTACTGCAACATAGTTGGCAGTGATTCGTCTAGAAAGTTGGCGCCGGTCCGTGAGACCATCCCTGTATGACGCCGAACATCAGCCCCGCCGACGCAGCCGCACACATCCGCAAGCTCGACCGCGCCACCGCCGCCCACGAAAAGACCCGCACCACCCTCGATCACGCCATCGCCGACGCGCGCGCGGCCGGGCTCCCGCTCACCACGATCTCGGAGCACACGCCGTACAGCCGCGAGTGGGCCCGGAAGATCGCCAACCGGGTCGATGCTGAGCGTGCTGACCTGTGCAACGCGCCCAACTACAGCGACCGCTGCGAACTACCCGCTGGCCACGAGGGGCGGCACCGGGATGGCAACATGACCTGGCCGCAGGGTGTAGAGCGCCCCGTGAGCCCGGCGAGCAGCAAGGAGAAGACCGCATGAGCGAGACAGCGGACATCGAGAACCCGGCTCGGTACGCGCTGTTCAAGGCGCTGTTCCTGCCATCCGAGGGGATGAGCAGGGCCAGCGTGGACGAACTACTCGACGCCTACGCGCACGAACTGGCCGAGGAGATCCGAGAGGAGCGTGACGCGATGCGCAAGGAGGGGGAAGACCCCCGCATCGGTGTCACGCAGGACATGCTCAACGGCATGGGCTACGCGGCCGACATGATCGATCCCCACCCGGTGCGCCCGGACGAGGAGCCCACCACATGAACGGACCCCTCTACGACCCGCTGGAGTCCCTTCCCGCAGCCCGGAAGAAGCTCATCGCCGCGTTCCTCGGACACGGCATGGAACGAGCGGACGCCGAGGAACTGCTCGCAGACTACGAAGCCGAACTGGCTGAGCAGCTCCGCGACGAAGTCGATGAGATGGCCGCAGACCCCGCCGCGTTCCCCAAGGCGTTCCGCGAGGGCATGCACTTCGCGGCCAACCTGCTCGACCCGCATGACGGCTGGGGTGTCCCGCCAGAGCGCGGAGGAAGAGGATGACGAAGGCCCCGCCCGGACTCCGGTGCGGGGCCTCTGCGTTGACGTTCAGCCCGGGTAGTCGTCGCCGAGCACGGCTCGCCGCTCCCGGTCCGCGCGCCGGCCGAGCGCGGCGTGCATCCGGTACGCGGTCACCGTGAGCAGCACGAACACGACCACGAACACGCCGACCGCCAACAGAGCGATGCCCATGAACACGTTGATCGCGGACGCCACGAACAGGGCGAGCAGGGTGCCGGCGAACCAGGCAGCCCAGACGCGGCGCCGTTCGACGCTCACGGCTTTCTGAACGTCGCTGTAACTGGGCATCGGCTTCCCCCTCGGTGGCGTGGCTACGGCCGCATCATCCGCCGCCACGGCCCCAGCGTGAAGGGCTGTCGCCGATCCGTGACACGGGCTCGCCGGAACCGGGGGCATGCCGGGTCTGGTGGCGGCACACTGATCCTCGTGGCGATCAGGTACGCAGTGCAGGCAGACACCCGCGACGAATGCGAACGCGCCCTCCAAGAGCTGTGCACCCGGCTCGGCGCCCGGCCGGCGACCCTGCCCACCGACGCCGTCGGCCGCGGCTGGCTCGCCCGCGCGATCCCCAACCCGCCGGCCACCGACCCGGAGCCTGGACATGGGCGAGGCCCCTGCTGACGGGGGCGCGGCAGGGGCCTCTCGGGGGAGCACCCGCGGTGCTCGAAACCAGGGGTGCACTCTCAGTGTGGCGGGGCTGTCAAACGGCCCCGGAGGAGCAGGTAGACGGCCCGGTAGAACACCGGGAGACGACGGTAGATGAACTGGTAGACGTGCAGGTCAGGCGGCGGTAGATACGTCGGTAGACGGCACCGGGTTGGCGGCCGGGGAAGGGGTTTCGAGATCCCTCTTGCGGACCCCCCAGGTGGGCACGCCGGCCACCTTCACGTTGCGGTCGAAGGGGATGCCGAGGTGGTCCAATCGGGCCCGCAGATCGGCCATCGTGCGGCCCTCCCAGCCGGCGTGCTCCTGGAGGTGGGCGAGGACGGTCCGCAGGTGCACGCCGGAGCCCTCCCCCATGAGAGCCAGGAGGAGGGCGCGCACAGCCTCCGCGTCGGGGGGCGCGGGCGCCTCTTCGCCTGCCTCCTCGACGTCCGCGGAGGCGTTGCGGCCGGCCCTCCATGCGGCGATGGTCCAGGCGCCGGTGAGGAGCCACATGAGGTTCGGCATGGCACGGACGAGTCGCCACAGCAGGTACACGCCGAGGGTGACGACCGCGAGGCGGGCCCAGCAGCCGAGCGCGGCCCGCCACCCGGTGAGGTCGTGGCGTCGGCCGCGCGCGACCCATGCGGTCACGCGCCTGCCGATACCGCGCGCGAGGATCGCGGACCCCTCGGCGAGGCGGGCCGCGGGGCGGGCGAGACGGCTCACAGGAGCCCCGATCCCTGCACGGCGGACACCACGCCGCTCCCGGCGCCGTTGAGGGCGGCAGGCAGCCACGAGAGGGCCCCGGCGACGCCTGCGGTGAGGAGCAGAACGGAGCCGACGAAGAACCCGCCGACGATCCGCCGTTTGTCCGCCTTGCCCGCGGCCTTGTAGGCGAGGACCGCGAGGGCCACCGCGACGACCACTACGACGGCGCCGGTCGCGGACAGTCCGGTGAGCTGGCCGCTGGTCAGGCTGCTGCCCGGCGTGGTGCCGGTGGCCGCGGACCCGGCTTGCTGGCCGGCGCCGTTGGCGATGCCGCCCGTGTGGGAGTGGGCCCAGCCGAGTATGCCGCCGGGGCAGGCTGCGGCGCACGCGGCGGCGGCGAAGCCCTTGCCGAACGCGGCGAGTTGCTTCATCTCGCGGCCGCCGCGGTACCAGGGGTGCAAGTTGGCGACGAGGACGAGGAGGGCGGCGAGGAGGCCGCCGAGGGTGAGGGTGGTGGTGCCGGTCATCAGCGGTGGACTCCGGTGAGGGCGAGGATCGGGTCGAACCAGTCGAGGACGCCGAGGCCCCCGACCAGGGTGGTGACGAGGAGGAAGCGGGGTAGGGCGCGGCCGGTACGCCGGCTGAGGGCCCAGGTGACGGCGACGGCGACCCCGGCGATGACGTAGGCAGCGAGGACACCGGCTTCGGTGCGGGCTTGGTGGACGGTGTGCCCCCAGATCCCGACGGGGCTGCGTCCGCCGCACCAGGGGGTGAGCGCGAGCAGGATCGCGACGACCAGCCGCCAGGTGACCAGGGCGTCCCACAGGCGCGCCCACAGCCGCGGCCGGGGCTCCTCCTCCTCGTCGTAGGGGACGAGGATGTGCTCGTGGATGTGGTGGTGGATGACCTCGGCTGGCGGCGGGGGCGGCGGAGCGGGCGGGGGCTCGGCGGTCATGACCGGCGGGGGCGGTGGTGGGGTGCGCCAGGGCGGTAGCTCGTCGGGGTCGGGTGCTCGCGCGGGCAGCGGAGCGCTGGCGGGGATGATCCGGGTGGGGGTGACGGGCCGGCGGGGTTCGGGGGTGGTCATGGTGGCCTCCTGGTGGCCGATGGGGCGGGCGCCGAGATGCTGGAGGTAGTGGCGGGTGCGCAGTTCGTCACCGCCGGGCGGTGGCTGCGCATCCATCACGCCTCCTTGCTTGCGGGTGCGGGCAGGGCGTCGGGCAGCTGCGCCTGGATGCGCTGGGCTCGCTTCTGGCCGATGCGCAGCTCGGACTGCAACCGGCGAAGAGATGCACGCTGCCCGGTCTCGGCGAGCGCGGTTGCGTTGACTTCGAGTGCGGCTGCAAGGAGGTCTGCATCCGCAGCCGGGGTGGGCATGGGGCGCACGATCGCGTCGGATGCGGCGGGTGCACTCTCGGGCTGCTGGGCGGGTGCATCCGGGGCGTGAGCTGCGGCGGATGCGGTTGCGCACACGTCGGGGTGCGGCTGCGGGTGGGGGTGGAAGTCGAGGACGAACGCGGCCCGCGCATCCGAGTCGGCGACTTCGACCGCCTGTTCGGCTGCGCGCTCGAAGTCGTCCCCCGCATCCGGCTGCATGGGATCGGCTGCGGTCTGGGCGCGGTGGAGTGCGTCGTGGACCTGCCGCATGAGTGCACCGAATGCGATGAGTGCAGCCGATGGGGGGACGGCTGCGACTACGTACTCCATCGGCTGCGCGCTGTCGCCGACGCCGAACACGTTGAGTGCGATGGAGCCGAGCGAGCCGACTGCGGCGAGTGCGTATGCCCACCGGTCGACTGCGCCGCGTAGGGATGCGCGGAGGACGAGGAGTTCACCGGCGATGATGAAGAGGTCCACGGTTGCGGGCCAGGCCCAGGCGCGTGCGCCGCCGAGGCCGTTGCCGCCGGCGATGTCGTGGAGGTGCTCGTAGGACAGCCAGAAGGCGGCGCCGGTGAGGGCGATGGTGACGACTGCGGCGCCCGCGGCGAGCGCGGCGGTCGGGTTCTTCACGGTGCTTCTCCGGGCGGTTAGCGGCGGCGGTTGTGCCAGGCGTAGGCGGCGAGGAGGGTGCAGGCGACAGCGGGGGGCCAGAGGCCGTTGAGTGCGGCGACGATGGCGAGGACGGTGAAGCCGCGGCGGGCGAGTGGGTGTTGGAAGTGGCGGCGCACGGTTGCCTCCGGGGGGCCCGGCCCGCGCGCTGGGGGTTGTACGCGCGGGCCGAGCGGTCACGGGGTGGTCAGTGAAGGGCGCGGCCGAGGAGGTAGGCGCCGAGGATCAGCGGCCAGACCATGGCGAGCAGGTAGAGCGCGCATCAGTGGTCTCCTCAGGGGTTAGTTCGAGGCGCCGTTGTCGTGGCGTCGGTGGCGGCGGGGAACTTGGGTGCCGGCGTTGTCGCCGTCGCGGAGGACGCGCGCGCGGTGCTTCTCGCGGCGTTTCCGGGCTGCCTGGTCCGATGCGGACTCGCGGCCGGCGTACTTCTCTGCGGCGCGTTGGTGGTCGTTGCCGAGGAGGCGGTCGAGGAAGCCCATCAGCGTTGCCTCGCTTCCTGTGCGGCGAGGTTCTGCCGGACGTCGGCGGCGGCCTGGTAGTCGGCTTGGCAGGCTTCGACGGTGGCGGGTTCGGCGAGGATCTGGTTGGCGCGCGGAGTGCGGTCGGGCTCGGGCTGCTGGGCGGTCACTGCTTTCGCCCCGCTTTCAGGACTTCGTCCATGGTGTGCCCGGCGGCGAGCGCCTTGTCGAACAGGTCGTTGGCGCGCCACTCGGCGGCCTTCCAGTCCGGGTCGTTGTCGCAGTTGCGGATGCCGACCCTGGCGGCGATGTCGCGGCAGGCTTGGGTGGCTTCGGCGTACTCGGCCAGGACGGGGCTGGGCGGTTGCGGGGCCGGGCTTGTACCGTGTGTCACGGTCATCTCTCCTGTTCACGGCAGGTTGATGGCTGGCCCCGGCGGGAGGTGCAACTCCCGCCGGGGCCGTACTTGTTGGTGCCGTTCCACAGTGACAGAACCTCTGGACAATGTCCAGAGGTTCAGGGAGGATGTAGCCGTGCCCAAGAACCCTGAAAGCGAGGGGAGCCGCTTGATCACCTTGAAGCAGATCGAGCTGGAGCACGGGGTCAGCCGGTCGGCACTGCACACGTACCGGCGCAGCGCCTCCTTCCCCCGGCCAGTTCAGATCGAGGGCTCTACGAAGATCCAGTACCGCGCTGACGAGGTGGCCGCGTGGTTCGAAGCGAACCCGCCGCAGCAAGGCAAGCGGACAGACCTCGCCCCGCCCAAGCAGCAAGGAGTGCCCCAGATGAGCACCTACATCCTGACCATGCGGATCGAGGCCGACTCGGACGTCACGGCGGAGCAGGTCCGGCAGGAGATCTACGACGCCTGCTCGGACGTCCCGTTCGGGTTCGACATCACCGGGGTCGAGGAGCCGTCGGATGGATGAGCTGGTGGAGTTCCTGCGCGCCCGGCTGGACGAGGACGAGCGGGTAGCACAGGCCGCGGGCGGCGCCTGGGTGGACGGGCCGGCTGCCAACTGGGTGACGGCGGTCCCGGTCGGGGAGTCGTCGGGGCCGGTTCACCGTGTGGCTCTTGCGATCACCGGTGGCGAGCGCGACCACATCGTTCGTCATGATCCGGCGCGTGTCCTCGCCGAGGTCGACGCGAAGCGGCGGCTGCTCGCCGAGCACGAGCTGGTGCCTGCCGGTCAGGGTGGCGAGTTGGGGTGTGACATCTGTGTCGCGACCCCGTCGTGGGGACCGGAGGTGGTGAGCGGCCCGTGCACGACGCTGCGTCTGCTCGCCCTGCCGTTCGCCGATCACCCCGACTACCGCGAGGCGTGGCGTCCGTAGTCGCGCCCGCGCAGACGAGAAGCCCCGACCACTGGCCGGGGCTTCGTCGTGTCGGGGAGCCGTCCCGAGTAGCAGACGGTTCGTGGCGCAGCAGCGAAGACCAGAACCGCACGAACAGCATCCCCCCGGTGTCAAGCAGATCCGTTCGGCCGTGCCTGGCGCGCGCCGACGGTCGGGTCACGGGAGGCTGGCCGTATGCCTGCCGTGATCGTGTACCCGCCTGATGAGGACGGTGGCCGGCGTGTCCGCATCGACGGCGAGATCTCGGGCAGGGCGTTCCGGCTGACGGATGTGGTGGAGTTCCTGCGGCGTGCCGGCCTCGAAGGCCTGGACGACACCGACGTGGCCCGCGCCGGCTGGATCGAGTGGCGGGGTGGTGGGCCGGACGACTGGGGGCAGTAGGTGCTGAGTCTGCCAGCCGGGTGAACACAAGCCGCTGGCCGGTGTCCCCGATGGCGGTTGCATGGTTGGTTGGTCGTGACCAACAACCAACCGCCGCTCCCTGATGGCGGCGAAGACATCATCCAGCAGGTCGAGGCGTACACGATGGCGGGGATCAGCCGCGCCGTGCTGCGTGGATGCATCGACCGTGGCGAGCTGCGCGTCGCTGACCGTCTCGGTTCGCGGGGCTCGGTCCGCCTGTATCGCTCGGACGTGGTCCGCTTGATGGTGGAGCGGAAGTGGCCTGGTGCTGCGAATGCGCGAGCGGTGCCGGCGCAGAGGGATGACGGCGGGTGTGGTGACTGCCCGTTGCGCGCCCGTCTGCACGATGCGGACGCGCGTCTGCATGAGGCGGAGCTGAGGCACCAGGAGGAGCTGAGGCGCGAGGCGGACCGGTTCCAACGCCTTCGTCATGCCTTCGATGTGGTGGTGGGCCAGCGCTAAGACGGAAGCAGCGCCCCTCTATGCGAGTTAGAGGGGCGCTGCTGTCTCCGCGGAGTGTCTCACCCTGCGCGGCACGGCCGCCAAGCCGCGTGGGTCAGAAGGACCGTACCTCGATGGACTCAGATGCCTTCTTCAACTCGGCCTTGTAGGTGACGCGGCGCGCGAGGTGAGCCGGGACTATGTGCACGTCGTACGTGTCCTGGCCCGGGTAGGCCGGCTGGCCGTTCGGGCGGGCGTCGATGTGGAGGAACGCGCCCTCGACGGCGACGAGGACGTTGGTGAGTCGGTCGAGGAGCTGGTGTTCGGCGTTCGGGTTGGGGATGAGCTTGTCGCCGAGTTCGACGTCGGCGGTACGCCAGTGCAGGTTGCTCATGACGGTCCTTGGGTGGCGGTCTGGGGTGGGGTTAGTTCTTCGTGCCGTGGACGACGAGGGCGTAGACCTCCGCCAGTTCCTTGAGGCGCGCGGCAGTGTAGGGCTCGCCGCCGTCCTCCTCAAGGACGGCTTCGACCCGAGCGGGGATGGCGGCGAGGATGGCCTTGGCGGCGGCCTTCTGGGCGTCGTACTTCGTGTTGCTAGGGACGTGGTCGTTCAGGCTGCTCATGTTTACCTCGTTGAGGGTGGTTCGGGTGGCGTGGTTGTAAACGTCTGTGTCGGGTGGGTTGGTTCCGTTACGGGGCCTGCCAGTTGGGGGCGCGAAGCGTGGGCGGTACGCCTAGTTCGGGCCCGGTCCTGCGGGTAGATGGGCGAGCGCCCCACCGGTATGGGCGGGGCGCAGCGGGTGCTGCTACTTGCCGACGTTGACTTTCTCGTTGTCGAGGAGTGACGTGTGCGTGGCCGCCGTGATGATCCACAGGATCATCAGGAAGCCGGGCCACGGGTTGTCGTCGTTCGCGGACGGGCTGATGGAGATGGCCACGGAGTACACGGCGATCTCCACGACCACGTAGACGACGGCCAGCCAGGGCTTCACGACGCCCTTGACTGCGGCGACGACGAAGGGGACGGCGCCGGCGAGTCCGGCGGTGACGATGGGGACGAGGGTCCAGATGACCTTGGCGATGGTGGTGTTGTACATGCGGGGTCGGGTGGGCGTGATCGGGGTGGTGAAGTAGGGGTTCGTCGCCATGGGTCTCCTCGTGTGTGCGGGTGGCGTGTGTGAAGTGTGCTGGTCTCGTGCTCGTGGTGTGGTGGGTTCTGCTGGATTGATGCCTACGGGTGATCAACTGCCTGTCTGGTGGGTCAGGCCTCCGGGGCGTGGCGGGTGATACGAAGCGCTGGCCGTTTCCCGGCGGCCCGTTCGAAGCTGACGGTGTAGCCGGCGGTCTGGAGCGCGGCGGCGTACTGGTCGAGGTGGTCGGTTTCGTCGGGCCCGTCGTGCCAGAGCCGCGCGGTTTTGGGGCTGGCTTGTGTGACGCGGTGGCCGGGTCGCCAGGTAGGGCCGGTCAGGGAGTTGGCGTGGCCTCGGGTGGTGAGGGTGCGGGCGATTTCTGCGGCGGTGACTCGCTGGTGCATGGCCGGCTTCCTCCGTGCTGCGCGGGCGGGCGGTTACGGCTGGGCGTTGATGGCGCGGGCGACGGCGAGGGCGTGCGGTTCGACGTGGTCTTGCCAGCCTGGATGGGTGCTGTGGTTGAGCTTGGCGGCCGTGGTCTCCAGCCAGTCGGCGAGGGCGAGTCCGACGGCGGGGTCCATGGCGGCGATGTAGTCGCCGACAGGGGCTTTCACGTAGGCGGGTGGGCGGCCTCGTCCGCCGGCGCCGCCGAGGAGCGGTCGAACGCCGGTGGCCCACAGAGACGTGAAGGTGCTGTCCGGCTGGTCGGGGAAGTGGCGGGTGGTGTGCCAGTTGCTGCTGCCGCTGTTGTCGGCTGCGGCGGTGGCGAGTTCGCGGAGTCGGGTGGCGGCCTGCTTGATCTCTTCTGCGGGTGTCACGGGTGGTCCTTCCGGGTGCGGGTCAGCGGGCGTCGGGCTGCGGGCGGGTGGCGGGCTTCTGCCCGGCGCCTTTGCAGCGGTAGGTGCGGGGGCGCATGTAGCCGCTGCCGTCGGGGCCGCCGTGGTGGCGCAGGGTGCCGTCTTTGGTGAGGTTCATGTCGCGGTGGCAGACGGGGCAGGTGCCGCGTCCGTAGGGGCTGTTGGTCACGAAGTACCTTCAGAAGCTCTGTACGCCTCTGTGGCGTGCGTTGATGGTGTGGGGTGAAGTCCGGGGCGGATGGCGCCTGTTCGTGTCTCTGACGCCCGTCCAGCCCCTCTGTGGGGCCGCGCTGCACCACACGGCCCCACGGGGTTGGCGTCAGCGGGGTGGGGTGTCGGCTTCGAGCAGATTGGCGATCTCTCGCATGCCGGCCAGCCGGCGCTCCAGATGAGCGAGCAGGGCGGCGTCCTGAGCGAGGCGGTAGGCGTTGCCGTGGGAACGGCCGGCGGCGGCATCGTCGGCGAACGCGCGGGCACTGACGGCGAGGCGTTCGGCGTCCCGCACGAGTTCGTCGCTGGCGAGCTGGAGTTGGCGGGCGATGAAATGGCGGGTGAGATCGTCGGCCACGGTCACGCCTCCCCGTCCGTCTCGGGCTGCCCGGACCGCGCCGAAGCGGTCAGCTCCTCGACGGTGTAAGTGGTCGTCTGCCGGACGAGACGGCGCTGTGTCGGTGTGCCGTCCTTCCATGTCGGACCGATCGCCTTGGCGTGCTTCAGGTGGTTCACCGCGCGGTCACGGACGGTGTACCGGGTGCCGGGCACCCACTCGTCGGCGATCGGGTCGTACAGCTCGGCGGCCCAGGTGTGCTCGGCGGGGTGCGCCTCCTCGCCGCCCGGTGCCGGGTCCTGCTGCGCCTCGCGGGTTCGGTTCGGGTTCGCGAGGCACGACGCCGGGTCGATGCCGTCGCAGTTGCCGCAGGAGTGCGTGTCCTGCTGCGCCTCGCCAGCCAGACGGCGCAGCCCGAGGACCACGTCATGGACGCCCTGGTAGTACCGGGGGTCAGCGCTGTGCTCGGCAGCAGTACTGTTCAGGATCGCCTCGTACCGATCGGCGGCTTCCAGCAGGACGGCGGCCCGGTGGTCGGGTGCGGGCAGCACTGCGGCGATCCCGGCGAGCGCCTTCTCGCGCGCGGCGGGCAGCAAGGTGTCGTCCAGCGCAGCCTCGACGGCGCTGAGAGCGGCCTCGGCGATGCGGTCACGGAGGTCGGGGTCAGGCTGGGTCATGGTCACTCCGGGTGTGAGATGGTCGGGGCGCCGGTCCGGGCGGATGTGAGCCGCCCGGACCGCGCAGGGGTCGGTCAGGCGGTGGGCGCCGGCCCGTCGGACTCGACGCAGAGCACGGACAGCACGCTGAGCGGGCCGACTTCCGCTTCCCAGGAGACGTTCGTCCACAGGACTGTCAGGGACCGCCCGTCACGGTCGGTGGTCTCGACGCGGTGGGCATTGCGGAATTGCAGCGACTCGGTCATGCCTGCGGCTCGGTGGCCGGTCCGCGTGTACGTCTCTCCAGTGCTCCAGACGTCTACGGTGGATGCGCTCACGTGCGGTCTCCGTTCGGTGGTGTGCGGGTCACGGCCGGGCGTGCTCGGGGGCGTGGTCGCTGTGCTGGCTGCCCCAGCGCATGCACTCGTGGGCGTGGAGTCCGTCGTGGTCGACGTCCAGCTCGCAGCGGAGCGGGCCTTCGCCGGGGACGGTGATGTGGTGGGGGCAGACCTTGGCGGAGTCGCGGAGATGGCGGCCGGGGTTGGTCACGGCTGGCTCGCCTCGTCGTCGGCGTAGCTGATGCCGGGGCACCAGGTGCCGGGCCGGTCGGCCCACTCGTGCGGGTCGTGATAGTCGTCGTGGCCGCACGGGCGGGTGCCGCCGGGGCAGTCGTCGACGTGCTCGGGGTCGTCGCTGTCGTGGGCGACGACGTGCGCCTCCACGGCGGCGGGAAGGGCGGCGCGGCGGCGCATGTCGTCCGCGACGTCGCAGTGGCAGTGCATCCACGCGGTGTTGCGGCTGCCGTGGTCCGGGCAGCACGCAACGATCTCGTCAGCCTCGGTGACCACTACCTTGGTGCGCACCGCGGCGAGTTCGGCGCGGAGGCGGCTCAGCTCCCGGTTGGCGCGGGCTCCCTGCTCTGCGAGGGCGGTCTGCCGCTCCAGCTCCTCGCGGAGCTTCTCGACCTCGGCCATCGGTGTGATCAGGTCGAGGGCGTTCTCCCACGGGCAGTTCATCGAGGAGTGCTCGCCGATGACCTCCTCGGGGGCGACGGCGTAGGCCAGCTTGTCGGCCATGTCGTGGAAGTGGTCGCGGTCGTCGATGGTCTCGCCGTGCGCGCGCTCCTCGCGGGCCAACTTGGCGCGGAGGGCGATTAGTTCCGACTCGCGGCGTGCGGCCAGCTCGCCGTACTCGCGGGCCTGGGCGCGGAGGCGGTGGATCTCGGCGGCCATGGCGGACGCGTTACGCACGGAGGATCGGGCGCGCCGCAGCCGCGCCACAGTGTCCGGGCCCCAGTTGTGCCGTCCGGCCACGTCCTGCATCGCGTCGCCGTTGTCGCACGTCTCGTCGTGCTCATGCGCCTTCTCGCAATCCCAGCCGACGAAAATGCCGTACAGCCATGCATCGAACCGATAGACGGCCCAGTCGCGGCTGTCGTGAACAAGTTTCTGTGCGAGATCGTTGAGAACGCCGTCGAGGCCGAACGGCTGGTCGGTCACGGGTACTCCTCAGGTAGACGGGTCAGGCGGTGGGCTGGGTGTTGTGCTCGGGGCAGGCGCTCCCGCCGTTGGGGTCGACCCAGCCCAGTTCTTCGCGGGCCTTCTCGGCGTCCTCGCGGGTCTCGTAGTAGCCGTCCATGACGCCCCAGCAGGCGTCGCACTTGACCTGGTACTCGGCGGTGATGGGCATCGGTGCTCCTTGGGTGTGGTGGTCGTGTCGGTGCGGTGGGGGTCAGGCGGCGTTCTGCGGGGCGTTCTCGGTGTGGGTGGGTCGTGGGGCGTCTGGTGTGCCGACGGTGTTGCAGAGGGCTGCCCAGTGGGCGTCTTGCTGCTGCTGGGTCCAGTGGCCCCACGGTTGGGCGGGTTCGGGGCGGACGGGTATCTCCTCGGCGAGGAGGCGTTCGAGGGGGCTCACAGTGCTCCTCGCAGTCCTGCCGCCAGTTGCTCGTCGGTGCCGTGGTCGAAGAGGTCGTTGAAGTCGATGAAGCCGGTGGTCTCTTCGTTTTCGCGGGCGCGGGACCAGTCGCGGGCGCAGAGCCAGAGGACGGGCGGGGTCTGTTCGTCCCAGGGCTGCTGTTCGCGGACGTAGCGGAAGACGACGCGGTGTTGGTGGCACCAGGTGCAGGTGGATTCGTGGGCGGTGCCGAGGCGGAGGGCGTTCTCCTGCCGGTCGAGTTCGGCTTGGACGTCGGCCCAGGTGACGCCGCAGCGGTCGCAGGGCCCGGGGTTGAAGATCGATCCGTGTGGGGGCTGGACGGGGAACGAGTGCTTGCAGAGGGAGACCTTGCGGCGGTCGTCTCGCGGGACGGTGGTCATCAGAGGCTCCAGAGGGTGGGCTGCATCGGGGTGAGGTCGAGTTCGGTTTGGCCGGCTGGTACGTCGGGGTTGCGGGTGACGCGGATGTGGGCGGGTGGGCCGTTGAGTCGGCGGGCGCAGGTGGGGCCGAGGCCGGTGGGTGTGGGGTGTTTGAGTCGGCGCCCGCAGCCTGCGCAGCGGGGTTCGGTCATGCCGTGCTCTGCTCCCAGGCAGTGACGCGGGTGTGGTGGGGTTCGGGGAGCGCCCGCCCGTTGGTGCGGAGTACGCAGGGTTTGCCGGGGAGTGCGCGGCAGTGGGGGCATTGGATGGCTCGTGCGGGGTGTCCGACGGTGGTGGTGAGGGTGGCGCGGAGGCTGTCGGGCATGGGGGCGCCGGGCCGGCGGGCGTTCATGCGGTCGCCGGCTTGCGGGCGGTGGTCCACAGGTCGATGCCGTGGCGGATCGCGTGGCAGCTGTGCAGGAAGCCGGGCGTGTAGTCGCTGAAGTCCCACTCCGGCAGGTCGCCGAAGTCCCAGTCGTTGTAGCGGAAGTCCGTCAATGTCGCGCGGGCGCCTGCCTCGTGGCTGATGTCGCCCATTTCGAAGATCTCGCGGGTGACCTCGGCGCCGATGCCGCGCGGCGCTTCGCCGTGTCGGATGGAGTGGACGACGTACTGCTTCACCTGCTGCTCGAAGAGGTCCGGGTTGAAGCCCGCGATCTCGTCGCGTCCGGCGCGGACCTTCTCGGACCAGTAGCCGGGGTTGATCTCGCCGGGGAACGCGGTACGACGGAACAGGTCGAACATGTCCGGGGTGGCGTCGATGTCGAAGTGGAACGTCCAGCCGCTCTTGACGACTAGGTTGTACGGCCAGGTGATCAGCTCGAACGGGTACTGGCCGTCGGGGTCCTCGAATCGCAGGTGCCGGTACAGGCCGTCCTCGTGCAGCACCGTCATCGTGTGGCGGGCGAAGCGGGCGGCGATCGGGTCGGTGCTCATGCGGTCTCCTGGGTGCGTGGCTGGAGTGCGGCGGTCTCACGGTTCTCGTGGGGTGCGCGTTCGCGGCCGTTGCCGGTGCGACAGGGGTGGCCGATCGCGGCGGAGCAGGTGGGGCAGGTGATGCCGAGGGGGCCGGGGCGGCGTATCGCGGCCACCTCCGGGGGGAGTTCGCGGGGGACGGTGCGGGTGGCGCAGGCCAGCAGCTCGGCGACCGGGCGGCGCCGCATCTGCGTGCCGTTCGCGGCACGGTGGCGTTGGGCGCGGATCGCGGCGAGGTACGCCGGTACGTCGTCGGGGTCGGCGTCGGGGATCTCGGCCGAGAGTCCGGGGCCCTGGAAGTCGGCGGCGGTGTCGGCGCGTTGGGTGAGGTACTCGCCGCGGATTTCGGCGGGGCTGACGAACGGTTGCCGGCGGGCGACCGCGGCGGCGGCGGTTCGGGCGGCGTCGAGGGGGAGGTCGCCGAGGACGTCGTGCCAGGCGTCGGGGGTGTATTCGTCGAACTTCTGCTGGGGGCAGAGGGCTCGGACGTAGCGGGCGAGGACCACGGTTTCGTCGGGGGTCACGAGGACTCCTTCTGCATGCGGGCGCGGGCGCGGGCCATGGCGCGGTCGAACAGGTCGTCGGTGTCCTGCTGCTGGCGGGACTTGTTGAGTGGGATGACGTTCGGGCCAGCGGCGGCCAGTTCAGCGCCCGGTGCGGGGATGGGTGGGAGTTCGCTCCAGCCCTTGAGGAAGTACTTCGCGGACTCGACGTTGGTCCGTGAGGCGGCTTTGAGGGCGTGGTCGACCATGGCGGGGACGCCGCTCTTGGCGATCAGGGCGAGGATCGGGAACCAGGTGTTGCCCTTGAAGGGCCAGCGGACGTAGACGCCTGCTGCGGTGATGCCGTCGACAAGGGGGCGGGCTGCTTCGGGGATGCCGTCGCCGAGGCCGCGGGGCTGGCTCTCCTGCTTGCTATCTGAGGGGGTAGTTGAGGAGGGGAACAGAGGGGTAGGGGTCCCGGATTCCGGGACACTGACGTCCCGGATTTCCTGACACTGAGACGGTTCAGTGTCCGCGTTTTCGGGACACTGGGGGTTTTGGTCAGTGTCCGCATTTCCGGGACGCTGAGAGTGGTCAGTGTCCCGGTTTTCGGGACCCTGAGACGGGGGCTCAGTGTCAGGGATTCCGGGACACTGAGGTACGGCGAACACGGGGATCTTGTACTTGGCCGTGCCGTTCTTCTGGCCGGCGTTCAGCTTCGTGAGCGCGCCCTTGGTGATCAGCGACTTGATGACGGCGTAGAGCTGCGAGCGGCTGAGTTTGGCGCTGCGGAGCACCTCGGGCCGCTCGACGCTGTTCCACGTGATGCGGGTGTCGTCGTTGGCGTCCTCGGCCAGCACGACGAGGAGGAGTTTCTCCCGGTGTGTGAGGGCTTCGGGGGCGCTGGTGAGCACCTCGACTATCAGGCGGATTCCCACGGGCTGTCTTCTCTCGACGTGCTGATCAGGGGTTTTGGGCGCGCGGAACCAGGGCCTCTAGGGCGGGGTGCGGTGCCTCTCCCCTACACCTGAATTGTACAATGCGACGCACTTGCATGTTGGTCGGCCGTGTACCCTAAGCGCATGAGCGAATCCGACGTGCGCCAGCTCGGGGTGTCCGAGGCTCGCGCGAACATGACCGAGTTGATCGCCGAGGTCCGGCTCCTCGGTAAGCCCGTCGCGCTCACCCGCAGGGACAAGCCCCAAGCGATGCTGATCTCCATGGACCGCTGGAAGGCGGCAGTCCTGGACGCCGAGGTTCGACCGCTGTACGACGAGCTGGTTGAGGACCTCCGACACGCCTTGCGCGACCCCGAGTTCGCCGAAGCCTTCGAGCGGAAGTTGCCGCGGTGGCACGAGCTGTTCGAGAACAACGCCCTCTGACACGGCTCCTCCTCTCGTCTTCTTCGGGCCCCGCACCGCGCTGGTGCGGGGCTTTGCTGTGGTCAGGCGCCGATGGGTGCCGAGCAGGCCTTGCACCAGCCGGCGTTCGGTGGGACGGGGGCGGAGCAGTGCGGGCAGTTCACGCCGCCCTCCCGGCCTGCGCCGCGCGGGTGCCGCGCCACACCGCGACCGCGGACTTCTCCCCGGTCGGCCGGCTGCTGCGGTCGAACCCGACGTGCTCGATGAGCCGGTCGCGGACGAGGGTCTGCGTGAAGTTGCCCCAGTCGGCGCGCGGGCAGGGCGGCTCGGGAAGGTCGTTGTCCGCGGCGACCTCGTACGTCGTGAACCGCCGGCCGGACGCCGCCGCGGCAACGAACGCGGGGCGGACGCGGTCGCACCAGGCGTGGTAGTCGAGTCCAGCGACGGGCACCGTGCCGTCGAGGGCGGGTTGTATCGGGGCGGTCATCAGTCCCCCTTCGGGGCGTTGAGTCCGGGTGGTGGTTCGGGGAGTCCGCGGGCCCGCCAGGGGCTGTGCGCGGAGCACAACCACCCGGCGGGGTACAGGCGGACCGGGCCCTCGTGCGCGCCGGCGGGGATATCGCAGACCGGAGCGGGCCGGGCAGTCATCAGGCCGCGAGCTGGTTGGTGTCCGCGCGCGCGGCTCGCTCGGCGACCACACGCTGCCGGCGCTCCTCGGCGTCCATCAGGTGCCGCGGGTGCACGCACTCCACGACCGGGCAGTCCGGGCTGCGGCGGACCTGGCCGACCGCCTTGTGCCCTCGGTCGAGGAGAAACGACAGCTGCTTCGGGGTGATCGAGATTCCGTGGAAGCTGAACGACGTGGACGCGCTCTTCCAGCCGAGGTGCCCGCCGGGCAGGACGCAGGTGTTGTCGTCCCACACGCTGCGGAGGGTCTCGGTCGGGTTGAGTTCGAAGTGCAGGGCCCCGTACACCGCGGCTTCCAGGCGCGCCGGGTTCTCCAGCTGGTGGGCCTTGTACTTCTTGCGGATGGTGGCCCGCTGGCCCTCGCTGAGGCCGCCCCACACGCCCCAGTCTTCGCGGCGGGTGAGGGCCTGGCTGGCGCACCGGAGCATCGAGGGGCAGCCGAAGCAGATGCTCTTGGCGGCCTGGACGGCGAGCGTGTCTCCCGGCCTGGGGAACCAGCGGTCGGGGTCGAGGCCGGCGCAGGCGCCCAGGAGTCGCCAGTCGGTGGGGCGTTGCGCCGCGGGGACGGCGCCGGTGTAGTGGGTCATGTTGCTGCTCCGGGTATCGCGGTGTACTGGGTGCGGGTGGCGCGGCTGGCGGCCTGGGCGTTGGGGCTGTGATGCGTCACGCAGCCACCTCCGGCTGGTGGAGAACGGCGCGCAGCCGGGCGCCGATCCAGGTCCCGACCTGCGGGCTGACGGCGTTACCGAAGCCGTCGACCTGGTTGCGGGCGGAGCCCCAGACGGTGAAGGTGCCGCGGTAGTCGTTGAAGTCGACGTCGAAGCCGCAGCCACGGCCGATCTCGTGCGCCGCCATCATTCGGTAGAAGCAGTCCTCAAGCGGCAGTTCGGCGAGCGACGCCTGCCACTGGGCCCTGAGCAGCGCGGTTGTGTCGGTCGCGGTGAGGGTGCCCAGCGGGTCCGTGAGCGGGTGCGGTGCGGTCCCGTGGTCGGGGCTGGTCCCGTTCTGCTTGTACCAGCCGGCGGCCGTCAGCACCGCCGGGATCTGCTCCGAGGTGAAGGTGGGCATCGCCTCGCTGTGCAGCGTGGGCAGCGTGTTCTTCCGGTACGGGATGACACCGGAGGACAGCACGGCGAGGGTCTCCGATCCCACCTGGGTGGGCAGCGGCTCCCCGGCGCCGCGGGCGGCCCCCTGGAAGTTGTCCACCGCGAGTGCCATCGCCTGTACGGCCAGCCCGTCAGCCGCGCCTTGGGCCCACAGCGGCTGGACGACCGGTCCGGTGGACAGGATCGCGGTCTCCTGCTGGCTGGTCTGCGTCGCCATCGGCTGCAACAGGAGCCGCTCCGAGCCGTGGACGCCCTTCGCCGGCATGAGGATCGCTGGGAAGTCGGCGAAACGGCGGCGGCAACGTTCTGCCCGTGCCATCGACGACCGCGCGAGCGGACCGACGAAGCCGTCCTTGAACGTCTTGACCGGCTTGTCGCCGATGCGCGTGCCGAGGTCGGTGAGGTCGAGTGCGGCCAGCGACGGCGTCATCGGCGGGACGACGGGGCGGCGGCAGGACGGGCACCGGTACTCGTACTGCTTGCCGTACATGACCGTGCCGGTCGCTGGAATGCCGGTCTTCCACGTCCACACCGCCTCGACGTCCTTGTCGCAGTGGTGGCAGCGCGACACTGGCCGGTGCTCCAGGTCGGGCGCGGGCAGGGACTTGTCCCAGAACACCCAGTAGCCGCGGTCCCGTGACTGCGGGACCCCGAAGAACTGGCTGTTGAGGTACAGGACCTTGTGGTCGTAGTTGAGCAGGTCGAACTGGTTGAGCCACCACCGGTAGGTCGAGCCGTCACCGACTTTCGGGCGGCCCGGCAGTGCGGGGCCCCATGAGGTGAGCTGGGTGGTGCACTCGATGAGGATGAGACGCGGGTGGTGCTTGGCGGCGTACTGGAGGACGCAGTTCGCGGTGGCCCGGTCCCGTTCGGACCTGGTGACGCGCGCTTCGTAGTCGGGGTCCTCCAGCTCGAACAGTGTCAGGCCCTGCTCGTACGCCTTGACCGTGTTGGCGAGCGAGTGGTTGACGCAGCTCACTCCTGCGGCCAGGAGGTCAGCGGCGGGGAGGTCGCGGGCGGAGTGATAGTCGGAGGCGTCGGGGTCGACGAGGTCGGCGATCCAGTGCTCAGCGTCGGGGTGGTTCCGCTCGTGGACCTGCACCTTGTACTCGTTGTGGTTCGCGGCCATGATCGTGGTGAACCCGGCGTCCCCGATGCCCTTGGTGAGTCCGCCGAAGCCGCTGAAGAGGTCGACGGCGACGTATTCGTCGTGACGGAAACGGCGGCGCCTGACAGCCGGTCGGTGAGCGGCGGTACGCGCCTGCTGCATCGTGTGGCGGGCCATCAGGCGGCCTCACCCTCGTTGTCGACGGGCAGAGTGGTCTGGATGTCGAGGGCGCGGGCGAGGAGTTCGGTGAACTGGCGGCCGGTCATGGTGACGTAGCCGTCCGCGGCCGAGGCCTTGCCGGTGCGCTTGTGCCAGACCACGCCGAGCCAGGCGCCGTCGTTGACGCGCTCGACCTCGGTCTCCTCGATCCAGCCGGCCAGGTTGCGGCTGGCCGTGTTCTTCGCCTCGATGACGACGCCGACCACGCCCGCGATGTCTCCGCGGTCCTTCGTCGCCCCGGCGAGCCGGCGCTCAGCGAACGGCCAGCCTGCGGCCTTGAGGTGCTCAACGATGGCGCGCTCCCACGCGGAGCCCTTCGCCTTGTTGCGGCTGGTCACTGGTCCCCCTTGGACGGTTCGGTGTGGATGGCGTTGCGGAGCCGGTTGAGGCCGGCCTCGATGTCGGGGTTGTCGGCGAGGTAGCTGTCGAGGTGCGTGTCGAGCTCGTCGAGGAGCCGGAGCTCCGCCACGGTGAGCTTCTGCCGGCGGGCGCGGACGCGGTGGACGATGGCGCGGGCTACAGCCCAGACGGCGGCGATGAGGGCGCCGGTGGCCATGGCGGTGAGGAGCACGGTGGCGAGGAGGACGGCGCCGCCGACGGTCTCCGCAGTGATCGGTATACCGAACATCAGGCGTCGTACCTCATCTTCGGGTCGCGGCGGGACTGCCACTGCTCGCCGGCGGCGACCGCGGTGGTGTTGAGGCCGAGGGCGTCGTCCAGGCGGGCCTGGAGCCGGTCGGCGCGGCGCCGCTCGACGGCGAGCGCGACCCGGTAGCGGGCGCAGGCCCGGAGCGCGCGGGTCAGCCGGCGGGCGACGGCGAGGTTGGCGTCGGTGAGGCAGTCGTTGACGATGGACGTGCCGACCAGTTGCTCGCCCGCGTAGGCGGCTTCACCGGCGGCGGCCTCGTAGCGGGCGCGGGAGACGAGCGGCCACCTCATGCGGCACCGCCGCGCTGCGCCGGGATGAGGGGCCAGTCTCCGCGGACCGTCTTGGCGCGGTCTTCCTTGCCGGGGGTGCGCCGGAAGTGGTCCGCGAGGGACTCGGCCTGCTCGCGCGCCCACCCGACCTGCAAGGCGTGCAGCTCGTCCAGGCTCGCGCCGCCGATCTCCCGGTGGGTGGAGGCGATCCGCCACGCCACCCTGCACGCCGCGACCGCGTCCGCGTCCGCCGAGTGCGCCCCGTCCAGCGGCACCTGGTAGTGACGGCACAGGTCCGTCAACGTGCGCTTGCCGCGCCGGTAGGGGTCGACGCGCTTGTCCAGGACGAACGGATCCACCACCCTCAGGTCGGCTGCGACGGTGTCCGCGAGCGGCTGGACGCCGTGCCGGCGGGCCTCGCGGTCCAGCATCGTGAGGTCGTAGGTGGCGTTCATCGCGACGACCGGAACCCCTGCGGTGACGGCCGCGGTCAGCGCGGTCACGATCTCCTCGACCACCTCGCCGGCCGGGCGCCCCTCGGCGCGGGCCCGCTCGGTGGTGATGCCGTGCACCGCGGCGGCGCCGTCCGGGATGTCGACGCCCGGGTCGGCGAGCCAGTTCGCCGCGGCGGCCGGCTGGCCGCCGCCGATCTGCACGACGCACGCGGTGACGATCCGGTCCCGCTCCGGGCTGACGCCCGTGGTCTCCAGATCGAATCCCGCGAGGCGGCCGAGGTACCAGGGCGGTGCGCTGGTGTGGATGTCGGTCATGGTGTGGTCTCCTTGAGCGGGGCGCCCCGCACTGCCCGCGGGGCGCCCATTCGTGTGCGGGCTATCGGGCGGCCGGCTGGGCTACAGCAGGCCAGCTCGGCTGGCCGGGCGTCTCCTCGACCACCTCGGCCTCGTAGGCACCGTCCTCGTCCGGCTCAGGCTCGGGCTGGACGGTGGCGTCCTTGGCCTCGGCGTCCTTCTCCGCGGCGATCGCCATCAGTTCCTTGGACAGCGGGTCCGCACCCTGCGGGTGGACAACGCCCTCTCCCCGGGCCTCACGCCACAGGTCACGGACGTCGTCCGAGTTCAGCGCGCCCCGGGCCTCGGCGATCCAGTCACGCCCCTTCGGCGCCTCGATCGCCGCCCGCGCCTGCCCCGCGGGGTCCAGCGCGGTCGTCGCCGTCATCGGCCCGGCCAGCGCCTGCCGCGGGGTCACGCCGCGCAGCTCCACCACGACGACGGGGAACTTCTTCGTCTCCCCGTTCGCGACCCGCTGCCTCGGCTCGATCCGCAGCGTCACCGGGATGAAGCCCTGCCCGTTGGTCCCGGCGAGGATCATGTCGACCATGCCGCCCCACTCCTGCGCGGCATAGAACGAGTGGGTCTCGGCCCGCCACATGCCCATCCCGGACAGGTCCGGCAACATCACGTTCAGGCGGGACGTCGTGGAGCAGACACGGCCCTTCGGCTGGAGGTGCCACTCCTCACCGAACTGCCGGGCGCACAGGCACGGTTGCCGGGACAGCAACTCGGTCTCGCCGTCGCAGCGACGCTGGCAGCCACCCTTGGACCACATCTCGTTGTACTGGTTCAGCGGGTCACCCGGAGTGATCAGCGCCTCGATCGCTGGCGCCTTCGTGATGACCCGCCACTGCGGGATCGTGGAGTTCAGCGGCGACCACTGCTCGGGCTCGCCACCCCACAGCTTCGCCGCGGTGCGGACGTGCTCCTCGCTGTGCGAGGTCACCACCCACGTGGACGAGCGCATCGGGCGGTTGCCCTGCGTGTAGCCGGTGCGGAGCCGGCCGTGCTCGGCGGCGCGGGCCTGGATGTTACGGAGTCGGGAGCCCATCAGGCTGCCTTTCGGGTCGTGGCGCGGCGGCGCGGCGCCGGGGCGTGGCCGGGGGCGAAGAGCGCCGGGTAGGTGTGCGCGGCGGCGTGCAGCCACTTCGTGGTTTCCAGCGCGCCGCGGAACGCGCGGTGGGCGGTCCGGTCGGCCGGCATCGGGACCAGCGCGTGGGAGCTGGCGCGGAGGTTGAGGACCCCGGTCCGCTCGATCGGCGGCATCGGGCGCTCGGTGTCGTCGGGGAGGAGGACGGTCTCCGCGTAGCGGAGGGCGGCGAGCTGGAGCGTGTTCTCCGGGTACACCGACCGCGCGGACCGGGTGGCGGACGACTTGTAGTCGATGAGCCACAACTCCAACCGATGGCCGGCCCCGGTCGGCAGCCAGATCATCAAGTCCGCCGTGCCGGCGTAGCCGAGACGCCGGTGGAGAACCGTGATCTCCGTGGCCTCGACGTGTTCGTCCGGGTCGACGTTCCACGAAGCGAGCCATGCGTCGAACTGCGCGAGGTAGGGGGCAACGACGGGGTCGTCCTCGATCGGCGCGCCGAGGAGTCGGTGTTCTGCGGCCTTGTGGACGCGGTCGCCGAGGTCGGCGGCCTGCTCGCGGACGTTGCGGTGGACGGCCTTGAGTTCCTTCGTCAGCTCCGCCCGGTCGTCGGTGACGCGGTCGGTGAGGAGCGGCCACCGGTCGAGCGCGTACTCCAGCGTCACCTTGACGCCCCAAGGCACGAGGGCCATGGACTTGTTCACCCCGGTGTCGATGACGTTGGTGACGGAGACGAGGTCCGGTCCGCCGGCGGGGTCGCTGTAGTAGCGGCCCCGCTCGGTGTCCCGCGCGTGCTTGGGCTGGGTCAAGGCGTTTCTCCGATGTAACGGGCGTGGACGCGGGTGCCGTCCTTGGTGAGTTCGGTGCGGGACTCGTACGCCCCGGTGGGCTCGTAGGGAGTGCCGTACTCGATGGCGCCGATCGGGTAGCCCCTGCTGATTCGGCGGGCTACGTCCTTCGCGGTGATGCTCGACCGGTAGTCGCCGACGGGCAGCCACTCGTTGGGGTGTTCACGGAGTCGGGCGGCGGCGACCTTGTGGCTGACCCGCGGCGCCTTGGCACGGCGGCTCATGCCGCGCTCCCCTCGGGCTGGGCGGGGGTGAGCCGCTTCGGGTTGAAGCGGTCCAGCCGCCGCATCACCGCGGCCAGCTCGTCGTGAAGGCGGCGGGAGTCCGGGATCGGCACCTCGACCTGCGCCGTGTCCATCCCCGCGGTGTCCTCGACCTGCTCGATCGCGGCGTCCAACTCGCCCTCGCGGGCCGCGCCCTGCATCACGGCGGCGAGTTCGTCCAGGGCGGCGATGACCTCGTCGCGGGCGTCCGGTTCGGCCCAGTGCTGCACGAGCTGGGTGAGGGTGTCGGTGCGGATTTGGTCGACGCGCAGAACGGCGTGGAGGTGGTTGGCGCCGAGGCGGAACGACTGCTGCGGCTTCTTCGACGGGTTCATCGGGCACCGCCGTCGAGGTTGTCGGCCAGCGTGCGCATCCGGTTGACCGCCCAGTCGACGCCCTCGGAGAAGTCCGCGCAGCGGTCGGGGTTCGTCGTCTCAAGGGTGTCCGCGATGACGCGGAGCCGGTCGGCGAGGAGCCGGTCCACCGAGGCGCGTGCCTCGTCGGCCGGGAGCATCGACTGGCCGATCAGGTACTCGGTCTCAGACGAGTACTCGTTCCGACGGTTGGGGCTGGTCATCGGGTCACCTCGACGGTGGGAGGGGTGAGGAGCATCAGAAGGACGGCGGCCGTCACCGGCAGCTCGCGCACTACGCGCGGTGTCAGGTGGTCGGCGCGGGCCAGCCGCATCAACGGCACCGCGGTCACGGCGTACAAGGCGGCCGCGGCAGCCACGACCTCGACGGGAGACGGCTGGCCAGTCACTCGACACCACCCAGCGACGGCAGGTCCCGACCGAGCCGGTACCCGTGGTGCAGCGGACTGTCGTGCGGGTCCTCCAACAGGGCCTGCGTCGGCGCGAGCAGCCGCGTCAACCGGTCCACCGACCGATCGACCGACCCGACGTCCCGGCGGGCACGCAGCTCCTGCACCGCGTCGTCCAACGCCTCGTTCGTGGAATGCCGCTCCGCCTCCAACTCGGCGACCCGGTTGATCAGCCACTCCACCGCGGGCAGCAGCGTCTCGCCCAGCGGCATCGGCACCCTCCGGGCCTCCCCGCTCGGGGACAGCGCGCCACGGATGTTCAGCGCATCGTTCTGGAGCGCCACCAGCCGGGCACGGCGCCGGGCACGCTGCGCCTCCAACTCAGCCACCCGAGCCCGCAGCTTCCGCCGACCGCGCTGCGCCGACTTCAACGCCAGCCGCAGCCGCGCCGTCTCCAACTCCTCCTCGTGCAAGGAGAGACGGGCGCCCGTCAGCTCGTCCTCGACCATGTCGAGCGTGCGCGGCTCGGGCCCAACCGGCATCGGCAGCGCGTTCGCCTCGCCAGCGATCCCGTGCTCGGCCAGCTCGGCGTACGTCGCCATCACAGCCTCCGGGCACTCCCGGATCGCCTCCGGCGCATACAGTGCCTGCCCGTTCCGCGTGGCCTCGCGGCGCGTCCAGCACGTGCCCTCCGCGGTGTTCACCACCAGCGGGGCGCTCACGCCGCCACCTCCGAAGCGTCCGCAGCCGACTCCAGCACCGCGACCGCCGACTCCGTCGTCCGGCCCTCCACGTCGCCCCAGGCGTCGATGTGCGCCTCCAGGTCGAAGATCCCGCCGAACAGCGGGCCCTCCCCGTCCACCTCCAGGCGCAGCGCCAGCGTGCTGATCGCCTGGTCAGCGAGCAGCGTCGTGAGGTGCGGGTCGCCGCTGGTCGCGCACTTCAGCGCGGCCACGATCGACATCGGGCGCAGGAAGTGCGGGATGCACATCTCCCGGTCCATCGCGTCCGGGACGAAGTCGCCCTGGTACAAGCCGTTCGCCGCTAGCAGCCGAGCCGCCGCCCGGAACACCGCCGGGACAGACATCGGCCGCGCCTGCGGCGACAGATGCAGCGGGATCACCACGCTGCGGGTCTGGAATGATGTGCCCATCGAGGGCTCCTCTTCTCTGTGTAGGGGTTCGCCGATCGGGGGTCGCCAGGCCGGTCAAAGCGGGCGGCCCTTCGGCGTGTTCAGGGGTGGATCAGGCCCGCACGGAGCGGCGGGACGGCAGCGGCACCAGGTGACCCATCGGGTGCGGCCCGGCAGCTGGCGCGGTGCCCGATGCGGCGGCCAAAGGGCCAACGACGGGCTCGTGGTGGAACATCTGGTCGATGCGCTCGATGTCCGCGTCGGTGAAGTACACGACCCGGCCCAACTTCGAGTGCGGCAGCTTCTTGATGTGCCGGCGAAGCCAGGTCTCCGTGACACCGTCCGGCAGCTCGGCGGCGGCCTCGGCGTACGTGAGCCGGCGGGTCATGCGGGCACCGCGAGCAGGTGCTGAGGTTCGGCGGGGGCCTCGACGGTGCGGCCGGTGTGCTCCCACAGGACGAGGAGGTCGACTCCAAGCCGTTTGGCAATTGCCAATGCCTCGTCGTGGGTGGCGGTTCGGCGCTCTCCGGAGCGCAGGTGGCCGATCTTGCTGGGGTGGCATCCGGCCGCATCGGCAAGGTCGCGGACGCTGACCTCTCGGCCGTCGCCGGTGCGCTTCATGAGCTGGACCAACAGGTCAGCACTCACGAGGATCAGCGGGTTCTGTTGAGGACGCACGCGTTCACCTCCGTAGACGTGCTGTGCGTTTCTGTGAACAAGAACGACAGTACATGCCCGTAGACGTCTTGTCTACGGAAACGCACAGTGCAGCGAGTTTTGGTCATCACGCCCCGTGCGTATGGCGCACACGGGGTGTTTCCGTAGACACTTTGTGTCGGGTCGTGAACGGTTGTGCGGGCTGACCTGCTATTTGCTCAGTGATCAGAGGGATTAACGTAGACAACAGGCGTCACGCAGGGGAGCGAGAGGGCAGAATGCACGCCATGACTGAGCAGCGGACCGACTTCGCCGACCTTCTACGACAGCGGCGCGCCGAACTCGGCATCAGCGTCCGCAAGCTGGCGGACCAGTCCGTCGACCCCGACACCGGGACCCAGGCCAAGTTCGGGTGGATCAGCAAGGTCGAGCGCGGCGAGAGTACCGACGCTCCCTCTGCCGCCATCCTGCGAGCCCTCTCCGTCGGCCTCGCCATCCCTCTGCGCGTCCTCCAGGAAGCCGCCGCCGCTCAGTACCTTGACATGGAGTCGTTCATCTGGAGCCAGGACCGCACGACGCGCGTCCTCGCTGCGCACATCGAGGAGATGAGCGACGAGGAGCGGCAGCAGCTCGCGGACATCGCGGAAACCTTTGCCCGGAGGCGAACGCAGGGTAACGGTAGCGGAGGCTGAAAGTCGGACTAATCGTGCGACTTTTCGTTACTCAGTGATTCACTCTGGTCACAGCTTGATCGGTGTGGCATCGTCAGTGATCCGCCTGGGGGGCGCAAACGGATCACTCTGCACGCACGTTCGAACATACGAACGAGTGTGCGCCTTGTACCTGGGAGGTTGCGGTGGCGGACGAAGACGGTACGTGGTCATCCGGCGACAAGCCCAATGACGACGATGCGTCGCAGACAACGGAACAACCACACGCAGAGTTCCACATGGAATTGCGCGACAGTCTTCCGGGAGGAAAGGCTGTCATAGGCGTGGAGCAGGACGGCTCGTTCATCTGGATCGGTTCCAAGGAGCACATCACTGAGCAGGCTCGGGACGAGTTCATGGAGATGCTCACCCGCATAGTCCGCGAAGGCCTATGGGTCCAGAACTGGCCCGGGCGCTGACCCAGTTACACAACGCGGCGGATCCCGGACGCGGCCGCAGGAGGCCCCATCGCAGCCTCCACGGCCGCCCGGATCTCCCCATCCAGCGCCTGCACCAGATGCCCGTACCGGTCCACCGTCGTCGTAATCGACTCGTGGCCCAGCCGCGCCTGAATCGCTGGCAGGGGGATCCGCTCGGCGATCAGCCACGCCACATGCGTATGCCGCAGATCATGGATCCTCGGCCGCTTCGGCAAACCCTTCGCGATGGCCGCCTCGACCGCCGGCACCCAGCGGCGGCGCCAGAAGTTGTCATGCCGCCACGACTTGCCGCGCGGCGTCTCGAAGAGCAGGCCCTCGGGGGCCTTGCCCGCCATGCGGCGGCGCAGCATGTCCATCTGAAGCGGGCTGAGCGCGATGACGCGGCGGGCCTTCTTCGTCTTCGGCGGGCCGAGGAAGTAGGCGGGGCCGCCGTCCCCGGCCGCTGCGCGTTTCCACGCTCGCTGCACGCTGACCGTACTGCGGGTGAGGCTGACGTCGCGGACCTGTAGCGCGGTCGCCTCGCCCCAGCGCATGCCGGTGCCGACGAGCCAGTCCGCCAGGTCCCGGGCGTGCGGGTCCTGGATCTCGGCGGCGATCCGGGCGTACTCGTCGTGCTCCAGGAAGCACATCTCGTCATCGATGCCGTCATCGACGCGCGGCAGCCGCGTCCCCGTGCAGCAGTTCTTCGACCGCCGCGGCGGATCGGACTCGACCGCGGCCTGCACGATCGCCGACAGTAGCCCGTGCCGGTTCGCGATCGACTTGGGGCTCGACTTCCGCCGCAGCCACGCCTCCGGGTTGCCCGGGTCGCGCTCGCCGGCCTCCTCGGCGCGCACCCAGTCCTGGATGTCGTCGGCGGTGACGTTGGCGATCGTGGCCTCCACGACGAGCCCGGACGGCTGTACGTGTTGGATGATCGCGAAGTGGTTGTCGATGTCGCGCTTGTAGTCGTGGCGGGTGCGCTCATCGATCCCGGTGAGCCGGTCGACGTATCGGTGTGCCCAGTCAGTGAGGGGCATGTCGCCGTCGACTGCGGGCTCTTGGATGAAGCCCTTGCCCTTCACCCAGCCAGGCGGCCACTGCTGGCCGTGAGCGTCGACCAGCTGCTTGAACTCTTCGGCAGAGGTCTCGTCGCCGAACTTTTCGGATTGCCATCCTCCGGTGCGTCCGCCCTGTTGCCAGCGGACGCGGTAGGTGGTTGTGCCGTCCGCGTTGTCACGCCGTTTGATGGTGGCCAT